CAATTGATTTGCTATTTCTCTTTAAAAATTCAGCCAAATAGTTTGGAGTCTTGGGGTCAAACAAAGATTCTTTGACCGAGAACCAAACCTGGCGGCGAAGAGCGTCTAGTCGATCTTGGTCCTTGCCCACCGTGTTGACAAGCTTGCGCATGATGGCAGGGTCATTAATTGCTTGCTCGACCAGCTTCTTTGGATCGGCGTCTGGGCGAACAGACTTCTGCAAAAGAGACATGAGCTCGTCATCTTTGACCAGATCTTGCCGGTCTTTCATGTCCTTGAGCCGTGCAACGTAATCATCCGCAAACTTAGCCTCGTCAGTAAGATTTCTTTGAACCGACTGAGGCATCATGTCAATGATGTTCTTGTTTGATTGCAGCCAACGATCGTACTTGGCGCGGCTTAGCGTTCCGTCTTTATCCAATACCCCGGCTCGTGCAGCACGGTCAAGCATGACCTTGTTCATAGTTGACACAAACTCAGGGTCATCCTGGAAGATTGCCCTCAAGTTACGGACGTTTTCTGCGCTCTTTAATGCTTCGTTAACCACGCGCTCATTGGAAACATAGAAGTCACCGGTGGGAGATTTCTTAGTGATGAGTAACGGGAATAATTTATCGTAGCCTTTAGCAAAAGTATCTTTGTACTCGCCTTGGAAGTCTTTCATCTGCGGGCTGTTCTTGAACGAAGAGAACACAAAGTCCTCTACGTCTTTGAGTACGGCGTCGCCACGATTGACAATGCCAATAGCTGCTTGGCGAGGATTGCCCAGGTCCATTTCTTTGTTTGCACGCAAGATGGACATGTTGCGGAAGTTCATGGCGGAGTTCAACAGATCCAATGCTTCGGGCATCGTGATCGAGAAGTCCACTTCTTTGGCAGCCTGTGCCTTGGCTTCTTCTAAAACACGTTTAAGGGTAGCGGTGTCTGGGCCAGTAATACCTTCTGGCAGCTTAACTCTGTCTGTGCCCTTTAAAATTGAATCTGCGTAAGTTCTTGCAGCGCTTTCCCGGTCAGCCAAAGTTACTTTAGAGAAGAAAGGATCCTTGCTCATTTCTCTGGCAATAATATCTGGAAGAAGTTCTGCAGTCTTTTCGCCAACTTTTTCGTTGTAACGCATCATTTCGCGCTGTACCAAACGAATAGGCTCTGGTGCTCCTTCTGGGAACATCCGCTCGTCCGGGGTCAATTTAAAGCGCTGGGTAAACTTATTAGCAAAATCTTTTAGATTGGCTGTTTGGAAATAAGGAAGAGGCTCACCGGATGCTCGGACGGCGGTTCGTACGCCCTCGACATCCATACCTGTTAATCCCATAGCTTCTTGCCGAGCCTTTGTCATGCGTTTAAATTGCGCATCCATTTGACCGAAGATTCCGCGACGCAAGTTATCACCAATCTCGTCTAGGTTTTGCATGGCAAAAGTATCGGCAATGCGCAAAGCCTCGTCTTCGGTAGTTGTGGCTACGCGCTGTGCAGCACGGGTCATCGTGTCTACGGCCTGCGCATAAGTAGTACGCAAGGCAGTATCAATAGGCAATGCAGCCTTTGGTGCAAACAGATCAAAAGCATTCCCCATGTTGGCTACGTTTTGTGCCACACGAGCCTGTTCGTTCGACAACAATTCGCCGGAGAGATTGCGAACGGTGTTGTTCTGGGCCGTGATCAGTGGTGCGTAAAGCGTCTGCTCACCTGCTGTAAACAAGAATAGATTGTTAAGTTCTGGGTCGCTTTCAATGCGCTTAGTAACTGCCAATGCATCGGCAACACCCGGAGGAGCTTTTGCTGGGTCCGTGAAAAGAGGAGCCAACACATTAGTAATTTTCTTTTCTGCATTAGCAGCGTACTTACTTCCAACCCAGTTTAACGGGCCACCGATGATAGGCACTTTGGGCATGGAGCGAGTCACGACGTCCTGAGCAACACCTTCTGCTGTCTGCGCCCCAAACATTTCTGGAGCGGCACGAACTGCTCGAACAGTTGGGCTGATTTCAGCCAAACGACCAGCAAGGGACAAAAACTTTGCGCCAGCGGCAGGCAACGCAACGGTAGCTCCGATCGGAACCGTTGCTTTTAATAAGCCCTTTAATTCTTGGCCTGGTTCTACTACTTCTTCAACGGCTTGTTCTGCAGCGCCATAAGCACCACCAAAACCTATGTCAGCCAAAACCGCAGCCTTTGGGTTTTGACGGATGAAGTCAAGCATATCTTTTGCCACGCGTTGAGACACAGAAGCATTGGCAAGCAGGGGCTGTGTTAGAGCCTTGGTCCGTGCAACACTGGCTAATAACCCTGTGAACGGTAACGTACCACCGGCACCTTGGCCAATGGCGTTAGCGAATCGTTCTACGGTGTTCTTCGGTGCTTTTGCATCACGGTTAAAGAATGCAGTAAACGTGGGGATTTGATCCTCACGTACATTTAGAGCACGGCCAACGGCTTGAATAGTAGCGTCCGGTAAAGCAAAAAGTGCTGTATTAAACCCAGTAGACAGTTGCTTGAGCGCGTCTAATGCACCACGAGCGCCCGGTTCAGATGGGATATCCACCGTAGGCTTTTGGGCCTCGGTGGGAGTAAGACGTTGTGGCTCGCCTTGGCCAACGACTTGCCCTGTAGATGTGTCTAGTTGAACGCCATCTGCAAAGGTAATAATCGGCATTATTGCTGTCCTGTTTGTTTAAAGTATTCTTGAGCCGTAAGTTTGCGCGGATTTTTCTCGTTAGGCAACTGAATGTAAATAGAAGCACTTGGCCGTAAGCGGAAGAATTCGCCAAGGTATCCAGAATCTTTGGCCTGCAATGGATCTTTAGCCGTTCCAAGAGGAATAGACTCAAGTTGTTTGAGAGGAGCTCCAGTCAACTGGTGTTCGATTTCGTTGGCCCGATTAATTGCTTTGACTCGGAAGTTATTTAAGACGCCAAAGAATTCTTCTGGTGAAGTCAAGATAGCGTTGGGATCGCCAACAAACTTCTCTACCTGCTTTTGTTCCCAAACAGAAGGACGAGAGGTGTTACGAGCATTTAACTGAATTAACTCGTTTCTAAGTTCCATGGCGATGTTCTTTTGGACGTCTTTGGGCAGGTTTGTAAACGGAGCGTCTGCGCCAAAGAATGGAGTAATAACGCTAGTCAAACCGCTTTGGACTTTTGCTAACGGGCCAAACATAGATTCAAACCCTGGCAATTGCATTACACGCTCAATCGCTCCAACCATAGACTGGTTATTGCCGAGCTCTGTGGCCAGTGCTGGACGATCTTTTGCCGTTGCCGGGACAAGACTGCGTTTGCCAACCGAAACAAAAGGCATTGATCCATCAGCGGGCAAGAAGCCGACATCCCCGTCTGTTAAACGATAAGGACTATTAATTACACGGCCAGTGAAGTCAACCATCTCTCCGGCTTCGTTTGTCTTAATTGCCCCTGCCTTGGATAGTTTAGCAACTTGAACTGCTTTATCCGGGCTAAAGTTTACAGTATCGACAAGATACTGCGCCATCGTATTGATGTCGGCATTCTTAGCGTTAAGGTCTGCCATCTTGAGCATAAGCTGAGTAGCCTGCTTAGATTCAGCGGCCATCTCTTGCTCAACCGAACTAACGGCGGCAGAACGGATTGCCAAATCTTGTTTAGCTTTCTCGGCCCCCAATGCGCCCATACCTGCCGGTAAGCCCTTAAGACCTTTGGCCAAACGCTCTGCGGTGGATCTGCCTGGGGCTCCGGCTACATTTAATGCGGCCTCAGCCAATAAGAATAAAGCTTGCGCTTGACGCATATTCTCGTCGTCGCCAAGAACATCTTTGTAAATAGCAATCTTGTCTTGAACTCGTTCTTTAAATCCTCTTGCTTTGGGAGCGGGAACTTCAGCTTTCTCCGCTACCTTTGCTGGAGCTGGAACGGCTGTTGTTGGGACCGGTACAGCGGGAGCAGCAGGCTCTTCTTCACCAATATCCACGCCAGGTATTCCAGTCTTGCCTCGCATCGGAAGCTCGCCAATATCTGTTGCAACATCTCCGGTTTTTCCGCGAACAGGTGTAGTAAGCGGAACTGGTGTATAGCGGCCTTGAGCGTCTACTCCAGGAACCTCTGAAACAGCGGGTTGGTTAGAAGGAGCTTGCTCTCTGCCACCCAAGAAAGGAAGTGCAGCAGTTACGCCCGTGCCGATAACGGCAGCGGCTCTTCCTTGAGGAGTGCTCATCATCGTACGGCCAACTTCTCTTGCAAACCCAGGAGCATTACGCATTGCTTCATAAACGTTAGTGCTCAAACGAGTAGCCAAAGGAATCTGTTGGGGCAATGTTCCGGGACGCGCGGCCCCACTTTGTAAGAACTGCGCACCTTCTCCCGTTAACAAACCAGTCATTGGAGTGGTAGGTGCAAGTTGTACCCGTGGAATAGGGGTTGAACGAGGACCCATGGACCGTGGATCGGGAATCGAGCCCGGTTCCATAAAGCGCATAAATCCAAGCGGACGTCTTCCCGGTGCAACTTCTCCGGTAGGAGGACTACCCAATTGGCGATGGACTATTCCACCGTGGGCCATTTGTACGGGTTGTTCCATGCCTGGTTGTGGCATTGGTTGTTCCATGCCGGGTTCTGCAACTCCTTGCATGATTCCTTGCGGCTCAGCAGGGGGTGGTTGCATGATCCCAGCAATGCCTTGGCCGCTGCCTGCAGCGGGAGGGGGTTGTTGTGGTGCCTGGGGTTGCGCAAACTGCGCTTGCATTAAAGCAATTACTTCTTCCGGAGTTTCGAAAGCTGACTCGCCGACCATTTGAGCGAGCTCCAGATACCTTTCGTCCATTGAACGAATGTCTCCACGAAGGTTGTTAGCAATGATTTCAATGTTGTCAGGAGTCCTGTTTTCGTATTCATCTTCTAGTTCCTCATCGTTGAACCCCGAAATAATTCCTTCGGAGTTGGTTTCGGACATGCCACCGGCAGCCATAAACATCTTGCGTTGTGTTACAGGCTTTTTCATAAGTTTTCCTCAGAACAACCCAGCTTTTTTAGCTCCCGATGCAGCAGACAACCCAGCAATCCCCAGGCCTGCAGCCTGAAGTAGGGGGCTCGTTTGTGGGGCAGTTTGCGCCGTCAGTGCAACCTGAGTTCCTGGTGCTCCCTTATAAATGTCTGACAAGAAGGACGTTTGCTGATATGGAGTAAGCGCTGCCTGTAATGTCGTGGCACGTTGTGCATCCAGGATTGCTTGCTCGGTCTGTTGCTGTTGCTGACCGATACCAAGTAACGTAGAAATATCTTGCTGGCCCATTTGTTGAGCGCCCTGGCCCAAAGCGGCCTGTTGAACCCCAAACTGCCCGTACTGTTGAGCCGCTTGCAAAGCACGTCCTTGTTGTTGACCAAATAAATTTTGGGCCTGAGCATAGTTTTGAGCCAAGTCTTGTGCAATGCGTTGGCTCATTACATCTTGTAAGCCACGCTCAAGTTCTGCTCTTTGCACACCCTCTCTGGTTCCACCAAATGCTCCAGCACGTACGGCTTGCGCAGCAGTGCCTTGACGGGCAATGTCTGCCTGTCGTTGCATTTGAGCAAGCGCCTGCTGAGTTACAAGATCTTGGTAAGGGTTTTGGTATTGCTGTAATTGGGCCGTGGTCGGTGCTCCAAGAGACTGGCCCAACGTTCCAATGCCCGTTTCTAATGCCGTCTGGCCCGCCTGTAAGAACGGCTGGTAGGCGCCAATGCCCTGTGTGGCTAGAGCGCCAGCTTGCTTTTGTGCCTCAGTCAATCCCGCCACTTGATAGGCGGGCATCGTCAACGGCTGCTCTGAAAGCTTTTTAGCAGACTCCAAGAGGCCTAGTTTATAGGCCTCAATCTGTGGCGCTTCGCGGACTATCTGTTCGGTGATTTCAGCCATTATGCTTTTCCTTCAAACTTGCGCATCATCGCATACATGCGCTTTGCACCCTCTCGGCGAGATCCTTTGCCTGCTCCGCGCACTGCTTTTGCAGTCATCACAAACTCCCCGTCCGATAACATGGCGGGAATATCATCCGAAGTACCTGTCCCCGGCCCAGAAATTTGACCGGTGCGGCGAGGATATTTCTTAGCCATCGAACCAATACCACCGGAGGCATATCCTCCCAGATTAAATTTAGCCGGAGCCACTGCTGCAATACCGCCTTGGGCAAACATCCGTCGTTGTCCATATATGTTGCCGTATGGATTGCCCATAGTTACCTGTGGGCGGTACAACATTTGCATTGGGCTGTAATTATACCCGGTAGGCAAAGAAGCGTATGTAACGTTTGCGCCACCTGGGGTAGTACCATAGACTCCAGGCTGGGCACGTAAGAGATCTGTTCCAGTTTCTTTTGGAGCAAGGTTCGGGCTACCCGGCTCTTCTGGCGTGAATGCCCCGCCAAGGTACGCGGCACCAAGACCGGCACCCGCTATTGGGCCATAGTTATTAAATATCCCCGGAGAAGCCGAAGTTTGTGCTGCTTGAGCCGCTTTTAAAGCAGCTTCCCCGGCAGTTGCTGCTGTTTGCCCCGGCAAAGCAATAGTCGAATCATAGACTCTTGTATACGTTTTATTAAACACATCTGCTGCGTTTTCTATTCCAGAGGCTTCGCGTGCAGCGGGGTTAAAAAAGTCTACTGTTTTTCCAAAAAAAGATTTAGGCTCCGGTCCCAAAGATACTGGTCCTCGAGCAAAGGAAGCGTTAGGAGGAATAATCTGTTCTGGGGTTAAGTTGTTAGCACCAAGGGTTGCTTGATTAATTGCTGCATCCCCCATGTTAATTCCCGGCCTTGTTAAAGAACCATAACTTGGTTCAAAGTTTTGAAAATTCATACCAGACGGAGCACCTGCAAGTCTGTCTGCGCCTAACTCAGGCCCAGTAATAAAAGGACGCGGTTCGTTTGAAAGCACAAATTCGCCTGCAGTTTGTTGATAAACTGGTTCAACCGGAACATTTTGCGAAATAAGGGAGCCTGATGCATCACTTACAACAGGGCTTTGTACTGCAGCCACATCAATCCCTGGACCACTAATACCGCTAGCAGGAGCTTGAATAGCCTGTTGGCCAACAGTTAAATCTGGCTGAGGAACGTTAGCGAGTTGTTCTACCGTAGGAACTCCTGCAGCAGCATCAATAGAATCTACTGCTGTTCCTAATTGTTCGGCAGAAATGGAGGTACCAGCAGTTGAGGGCGTTGAAATACCAAGGAGAGACTTACCACTATTTATTGCCTTATCCCACTGGCCAGCTACTGTGGTGGGCCCAGCGTAGGAGCCTGATTCAAATGCACCCATTCCGCCAGTTATCCCTGCCGTAGCGCCAGCAGTTACGCCACCGATCGCGCCATTCTTTAAAGAATCCTTAAAACTGTTTCCAGCCAAAATACTTGAGCCAAAGCCGCCAACAAAGCCACTTACTGCGGCAACACCCGCTACTGAACTAACGCCCAGAAGACCTGCCGCAGCGGGTCCTAAGAAAAAGCCCAAGGCAACAGAAGTAACAATCTTGCCTACAGAAGACTTAGCGAAGTCCTTGACCCCATTGACTATGCCCTTGACGGCGCCGCTAACTGCTTTGCCCACTGATTTAAGGGTATTACCAACAGCCTTAGCTACTTTCTTTAAAAAAAACTCTGGAAGACCAGTTATCGGATTAATAGTGCCTGAGCCCCCTCGACGGCGAAGCATCCGTGCCTCTGCTGGTGTGATGTGGGCCAGCATGGTATCGCCGTTTCTGCCGTAGCTAGAAAGCATTTTGGCAATCGGGGTTAGGGTGGCAATCCCGCCCTCAGCAAACTTTTGAACGTTCATGGACTGCATTGACCCGGACATCTGGTCTAAAGCAAGGTTCATGGCACCAAAGTAAACTGCATCGAACTCAGGTGGAAGCAGATCCTCTGGGACGCCCTCGTTTATAAATTCCTGGCGAATTTGTGCATAATTTTGAGGTTCAGCAAGAATCGCATCTACCATCTGCCCCAGAGCATCAATAACTTCTGGCGGAAGCTGCATGCGCTCAATGGCTTGTTTAAATTGTTGCACTGCAGCAGGGTCAGTTTGTTCAGCGGCTGAAAGTAACTCCTGGCCGAACTCACGAGGATCGATTTGCTGACGAACCTGCTCAAAGGCAGCCGCTGTGGCTGGATCAAAACCCGGTGCTGGGGGTTGTGCGGTTGGTGCTTGCATGCCTCCTGCGGGGAGCGCCATGATTCCTTGGTCTTCCATTTTTATCCTTTCCAGTTTGTGCCAATAGCCTCATAGGGCCGCGCGTCGGGAAAGGACGCGGATATGGCGGTTATTATCACGCATTTCATTAGTTTCTGTCCATCTCTAAATAAGACAAATAAAAGTGGGTGCTGGCCACGGACGACTCAACTTTTAAAACGTCCCCCGCCTCTAAAACACAGGGAATCCCGTTAAATACATCAAATGTGGCGTTAACCGCTAAAGGCCTAACCCTTTGCAAATAATGGGGAGTCGCATCTCCCTGGGCGTATTGGCTTACAGTAATGGTAGCCGAGCCGGATCCAGCGTTTGTAACCCGAAGAGATCTGACGACCGTGGCATTGGCAGCCGGGACCGTATATAACGTAGTCTCAGTGGCTGCGCTGGGTATGGAGTATTTCCTAAAATATTTATTTGCCATGTCAAGCCTTACTGAGTCAAGTCAAAGAATGATATAGACCCAACCCCGCTTCCTTTGGTGGCTCCGTCCACAGTCCGGACACCAAGGGTATAAATATCACTTACCCCGGCAATGCTTGCCCCCAACTGTAAATCAAAGTTGTAGGCGTTCGGAAGGCTTGTTTGGGAGACCCCACCACTGCCCGAGGATGTAATGTAATCCGTCTGGACGATTGTTCCTATGGCTGAAATGGCGGTAGCCGCTACGTCATACTGCACGTTTGTGTCTGAATCCACGGTAGCCGCCCAAGTTGCTCCGGTAAGTGTTGGATTCTTAAGTAGAACAACTTCGTAGTTTTGGTTAGTAATAGGTAAAAACTGTGTCCGGTTAGGCAAAACAACCGCCCCTGTGCGCCCAGATGCTAAACGAATAGACACAATTGGGTAAAAAGTAGAAGCAGTATCTATGTTAGTAAAGACTGTGGTTCGCCTTGCTACATGGTCAATCGAAGTCTGCTCGAAACCACCTTCAGATATAACCGTGCAACAAATAGCCTTCATTGAAGCAGCAACCGCAGCAGTGGTTGTAGTAATCGAATAACGTACCGGCAAAATGGCCGTGGTCATGTAGACGCCAGTAACTTCATTGGCATTTTCAAAGGTATGACAGACAATGTATTGCCCGTCAATAATGAACCCACAACGCACCGAACCTACCCCAAGCCACTCAAAGTCCATCCATAGAATCTGAGCCTTTGTTGTGTCAAGAGTTAGCCCCGATGGACCAGATCCGTCTAACTTGTCGCCGTTCCAACTAGACTGGTTAACCGTGCGGACATCGCTTGGAGTTCCTGGAGTGGGTGCTGAATTTGAACGCAACACAAACGAATTGGTTGATCCAGTTCGCTTAAAAAACACACCATTGCTGTCGTTAAAGTAACCAACGCTCTGAGTCAGATTAGCGCTAGTGCTGCTGTCCATCACAAAGGTAGCAAGTACCAACAAGCCTTTACCCGGTTGGTATGGAAAAGAACGGAATGACTGGCGTGTAACAGAACCTACGCCGCCACTGGTAACTTCCATCTTGATAGCGGCTTCATTAGACAGGAATGTCGTAGTGCCTGTTCCAGTGGTTGCAACGTCAAATTGATTATCAGCCGCGTAGCGGTTCTGGCTGTCAAAAAGGGTGTAGGGCTGGGAAACGCGCAGTCTTCCAAACGCATCAGTGTTGGTCCCGCCTATAGAAACAGGAATAGTTAAACCGCTAATATCCATAGATCCTCCGCCATCCCCGTGCCATGCATATGCTGTGTCCTTGTCTTCTGTGACAGTAGGTGAGTATGCGCTATTAAGTTGAAGAACAATTTGTTCCAAAGACCGCACAAGCTGGTTAAACTTTTGCGGATCATATTCAGGAGAAAAAGCATCGGGTAGACGAACGTTAAATATCTTGCTCATCTCAAGCCATCCGGTTGGATATCAACCCGCAACGTGCCATAGCGCCAGTTTGTGTTGAGATCAGAGCTCTCAATCCCTAAACTTATTTGGCGTCCTCTTGCTCTGGTATCCACCTTTTGCGTAGTCGGCGTAATGATATACGGGTCGAGCGAGGAGGGGCTTGCCGTGGCTTGAGGATATGGTCGCAGCAACAGACGTACCGTGAGATTGCCCACCTGATTTTTGAAATCTGGGATAAAGCGGCGCATATAGAGCATATTGTCACCGTCACCAATATCAAAGTAGCCAGACCTAATAGATGCAGTAATTGGCGAACCATTTCCATTGACGCCATCCTCTTGGTTGAAGACCAGTGACCGGCCAGCAGTCAACCCATAGATGGTCGCTCCCGTCGGCGTGGCAGTGCTATTTTGTAAATAATCGGAAGCAAGCGGCTTGTCGTATGTGCCGATGTCTACCCAAGCGCTTCTGGGCATTGTTCCAATTGACCACACATTTTCAAGGTAGTTATAGGTCACAAAACGGTCGATGTAGTCGCTGGTGTAAGAACAATACCACCAAGTTACTTCGTTAAATTGTGAGTTGACCCCAGCATGGGTCTTGGTCCCTTGTACAAGATTAATGTCCTTAAACACATAGTCTTGGACCGTGCAGGGCATCTTTTTGACCGTACCGTCAAACATGTAAAATGCTTCCGTGCCCATCCAGAAGGCCAAGCCGTTTACGTCCACCGCCGCATGCGGGCCAATACAGCCGCAGTTAGCACCTAGCTGAGTAAAGCCGAAGGTGTAGGGTGGCCCAACAAATTGCTGGCCGTGTACGGAAGTGTCGGTAAATATCAGTATCTGTCCACGAGACCGTACAGCCGTAACAATCTGGCTTCCGTCAGTTAGACGCTGGCCACCAGCGGTATTGGTCGCGGACTCCGTAAAGGTATTGATATCCTCTTGGTTTGAAAACCGAACGAACATCGGATCTTGAGTACCTGGACTTCCAATCGTTTCTTCCGTTCCAAAGCACACCAGGTGTCTATCGGGCGTGGATACAAGAGCATATTTGCTTTTTGTTGGAGCCCCCGCAATAGCCGTGGCAGGATTACCCACAAGCGCCCCGACACTTGTATCAAAAATATAAATTCCACCATTTACTAACTGGCAAATAACATCTTCGCCGTAGTTGTCAAACTGCCAAACCCTTGAATACAGGGCCGTTGCCGCAGAGGCCGGACGAGGGGTGCCCCAGGTAGATAAGCCCCAGGTTCCTGTGCCCCAGCCAAAGTCGAAATAGCTTACGGCTGCTCCAACGTTGATCTGGTAAGTACCTACCACGGATGCGCCTCCGTTACCAGAGTCTGATCCGTTGGCCGTGGCCCCTGCTAAAATAGTGTAGGTGCCTGATCCAGTAACCTGCTGGATTTGGAACTGCTGATTTAATACACTGGCCGTTATGTTCCCACCAAGGCTCACGGCGCCGGAGAACGTTACAAAGTCCCCGGTAATCGCTCCGTGAGCAGGGTCACTAACCGTAATGATGTTGCTTCCGTTTGTGGCAGCAAAGGTCACGCCTCCCGGAGCGGTCGTTGCCCGGATAGGTGTAATGTCTGCCCACGCGCCGCCGCTGGTGACGTACAGCTTTCTGTCCGTCCCAACCATGGTATATGGCGTGCCGTTTAGGTCGTTCCAAGTAAACACTTCGCTGGCCATGCCAACGAGATATACCTCTGAGCCACTAAACGGGGTCCAGCCGCCAAGCTTTTCTGGCAAGCCGTAACGGAACCGAATGTAGTCCCCATCGATCCAGCCGCCCTCAGCGCCGTATTCGGTGTTCTGTTTATCGATGCCGGGTTTTAGGGCTAGACGAAAATAGGCCATTTAAGCAACAAGTCCTGGTAGATACACCGTTTTACCATCTTTTTTGACGGCTGTTAAGCTTTGCTTTTTGAGGTTCTGCGGGTCGTAGCTGACGTGGACCCAGCCGCTGTCCGGGACCCCTTGCGTGTAGAACTCGAGGATGACTTGCGTGAAGTCGAGGTTTTCTGTGATCCACTTGGCGAGGTCCGCGTTCGGGATGCCTGGGATTTCGATGTCCGCTGCTTGGCCTTTGCAGTGATCGCTCGTTTTCGAGCCTCCGACCTTGGCATTGACGTCCGGATGGCGGAAGCCCGAGTTGACTTTGACGCCTCTTTGGTAATGTTCTCTAACAGGCTGAAGAACCTTCTCAGCCAATCTTTTAAGGTTTTCAATCTCGATCTCCCCAGGGGTGTTATCCATGTCATGCCGCAATGCAGTATCAGACTTTACCATCTCGGCAAGAGTAAAGTTAGCGGTCAAGTTCATTTCTTCTTGTCCATAATTTCGTCAAGTTGTAAGGATTTTTCCTTACTGCCCTGACTGGAGCCGAAGTAATAGCCTAAAACCATGGTCATGGCAGAGGTCAAGGCGCCAAGAACGTAGATCAAAATGTCTTTGGAGTTGGCATTGACCTCGGCAAAAATGATGACCAGGAACAATATAAAGGTTAGGCTGACCGTTCCAAGCGCCAAGACCGGGGTAATAATCTTATTTATAGTAGGAGCAAACTGGCTGGTGGCAATCTCGATCTCGCGCCTGCGAGCCGAGTCCATCTCTTTTGTCATTGCCTCAAGCTCGGCGAGCTGACCCTTTTGAGCCATCTCCATGAGCTTGGCCTGAGCCTCTGCCTTTGCGGCGGGGTCAGGAAGAACCTTGTCTAAAACTTTTTCGCCTATTGATAGCAATGCCGCTATTGGTAACATCACCACGCTCCCGTCGCTTTAAGAATCCCGTAAAAAATTGCCGCAACCGTAAATATCAAAATCCAAATCAACCGCTCTTCATGCCGTACTCGTTGGAACTCGTGGTCAAGCATCTTGCGTTCCTTACGCATCTGGCTAACTAAAGCCTTAACCTCCGTGACCGCCTGCCTGCCAAACTCCCGCTCCATGTCCTGGTACATACCCTCTTCGGCTGCACGGATCTTACGGACCTCACGGTACTCGTTGGCTGCATCAACAAATACTAAATCGCCCCGCCTTTGTAACTGTAACTGCTTCTTTTTCCACGCAACCCTAGCCTTGGCTTCCTCGTCCAAGAAGTTGCTGACTTCCCTGCCCGTGTCCTTGATCTCTCGACCAACCTTGAGGGCTTCTTTTATGCCACCTAACGCCGAACGGGCGACTTCTGCCGGATTTCCCGGATCTGGCAACTGAGACATTTAAAGGCTCCATGTGAAGAAGGACAAAGACGTTAACAGTAACAGGAGTCCAATAAAAGTAAATGCCCAAAAGCCCATAGCTACATTACACCGCCACCAGCAGAAGGCAGTGTAGTTACGTGGATTGCCACGCTTTGTTTCGGTTCAGAAAGACTAGAATTGCAGTCGCTACAGACTTGAGCAGCAAGCTCTGCCTGGTCTACATCACGACCGCAGTTTGGACAAAATATCTCCAACTCATGCTTTGGAGATACTTGGCCATCAATGCTTACTGCTTCAATTATAGCTTTCACTATCCGCTCCTTAGACTACAGCCATTAACTGCTCAACCGTTGTGCAGGCAGCAATTGCCGCTTCTTTAGCCGTGCAGTCAGCGATGATCTTGGCCCGGTCTGCGGCTGCTTCGGCGGGAATGTCGATGTTTCTTTCTGCCTTGCGGATCACCATCCAGTCGGTTGCGGCTAGTGCTGAGTTAGCAGCGGCTTTGGTTTGTGCGATCCACTGTGACTTGAGACCCTTAGTAACAACCTGTTCGGTTGTATCTTCCATCTGTTGGGTCTGGGCGTTGTAGGTCTGCACAAACAGAGGCGTGCCGTCTTCCTTGGTCTCTAACCTGTCCTCAAGGGCCTTGGGAGTAGCGGTGTAGGTAGCCTCAACCGTCTGGTTTGTCTCGTTGACACGGTAGGACGGGCCAGTTACCCAGTAGAACCGCTGGTCTTGTTGCTCACCGTAGATGACCTCGTAGACACCAACAGACTTGCGCTCTGCCTCGGTAGCGTTGCGGATAAATCTGGCTGAGTATTGCTTCTCGCCAATGACAAAGGCTACATCCGGCTGGATGAGTTGAACGATGTTACCGTTTTGAACTACTGCGAACATAATGTTCTCCTTAAAAAATTATCGTGCGTTAGCAAATTGAAAGGGTGACTCGGCAAAGGCGGCGTAGATGTAGGTTCCACCAGACGCATTGCCGAACGTATCAGTGGCGCGAATCTTAAAACCGTTACTCAAAATGTCAATTTCGTTATAACTTAACTCTGCATCAGAGGCATTTGGATAAAGAACGCTTGTGTAGGGTGTTGTAGCGTTATATCCCGGTCTTGCAGAATCTTGCGCTATCCAACTACCTGTAGAATCTGTGCGTTTTCGCATTATGTATCTCGGCCTAAACCCGCAGAACACAAACGGGCCATCAGCACTTCCGTTGCCAGTATACGAACCAAAGGCAGAGTACCCCGGTACTGCGGCAAAGCAGTAGGCTACGTATGTATTAGTACTTCCGTTTACACCGCTAGATGTTCCTAAAGTAATCAGCGTAGAAGACGGTGCTGTGTCGTTCCATCTGGTTGATGAAGTAATTGCGGCTGCTGTATCAAAAGCAATACTTTTAGTTGCGCCTAAAGAGGTATGGTAGATTAACCAATCAGTAACTGCACCTCTATTTTTTACAATAACCATGCTTGGCGCAACGCCAAGACCATGTCCAAATGTTGCGCCAGCAGAACCGTTACCCGTATAAGTAACAACCGAGAACCCACTAGTAGTGCTTGCTCTTACTGTACTGGTAATAGAGCCAGATGTATTTGTGACGTTTGAACCTCCAGCGTTCCAGTTCCATGCTACGTAAGCATCACCATTTGCGTTAAATCCACCCGTGCCACCAGCCAATGCAAATCCATCACTATTAAAAGCGGTGAAGTATGCTGCGTAACTCTTTTCTTCTTCGCCTGTGTTACTTGAAAGCGATAAGCCAGCACCACGTACTGCATCATTAAGCCAATTACTATTTGCCGCTGACCTGTCTTTAACCCATGTCAAATCTGGCTGGAATCCAACACCACTTACCGTTTGCGTGCCACCATTACCCGTGTACAACACCGGATTGAAATACTTCCCAGCCTGATTCGTCAGCCCAAAGCCAATAGCCGTTGCTGGTAGGTTAGTGGTACATAGTGAACGGAATCCTGTTGGGGGCGTATACGCAAATGGGCGTTGACCGAAGTTGGTTGTCCAAGTTGCGGATGTAGAGCTGCTTCCCGCCTGAATTGCTAATGGGTAATAGCCCTGCGATGACGTTGGAAGGCTAATGGAACCTTGGCTAGTATTATTCTTGTAAAATGTAACAGTTCCTGCATCCATGTTTAAAGCAATGCCGATAGTGTCACCAGCCGTATAAGTTGCTCCATATGCTGAGTTTGTACCATCAACATATTTAGACCCATCGTCAGCGTAATAACCAACACCGCTTGCAAACAAATTGAAGGCAGAGTTATCGCCTACTTTAGCCACGCCGACCGCAAACAACCTATTAGCGGTTGTGTTACAAGTTGCTTCACAGTACCATTTGCCTGATGTAACACCCATAGAGGCAGCAGTTTTTGTGTTGCCTTGCGAAAAGTCTAAGTTTCCGTTTGATAAAGTGGCCGTAGCAATCAAAGGATTCAAAGTAGCGTAATTCCCCCTTACAACCCCGCCTACATCGCCTGTGGTGTTATACGCAACCCACGGGGTAGGTACATCCGTAAGGCTGTCGTTGCCAGCACCAGCAGTCACGCTAAAGTTGTTAGTAGTCCAGTTATTAGCGTTGCCAGAGTAGTCGTAGCCCAGCGTAGTGGTCGAGGTCGCATCCTTGAAGTTCAAGTAGAACCCGTTAGTCCCGTAGGTTCCTGAATACTTAAGAGGAATCCATTGACCCGTCTGTGGGTTGGTCATGCCGAATGATGATGGGGTTAAGGCTTGCCCATCTACAAAGTTGATTTCGGTTAGGTAGCCATCAAAAAACTGAGATGGAGTTACGCTTGACCCAATTTGATGTGCTCTTGCGGCATTAACATACATATCCGTGTTTTGGTTTGGATATGTAGCAGTTGCAAGCGCAGTTACTTGAGAGCCATTGACATAAAGTTTTACTCTATTAGAAGATGTTGCTTGTGTAGTATCTATTGCACACACAATATGATACCACGCCGATGCGTCACGATAAACCGCTGATGATTTTACATCTGCTGTACTATTTGCATCGTTATAAAATCGCAGTTGGTCTGTATCAAATCGTAGAGATGTTTGTAAAAACGGACTTCCCGAATCATTTGCATTAAACAATCGAACTACCGCACCACCTAAAGCACTTCTCTTAACCCAACCCGACCAAGTCCAAGTTCTAAGGTTTCCAGCAACGCTAGGTGTACGGTTCAAGTAAGCACTATCGGCGCTATTGAATCTCAAGCTTTTGGAGATGGGGTTTGGAACAAGGGCCACGGGCCAGTTGTTGTTCCTTGTCGCAGCAGCAGCATCGTCCAGCGTCCATACACCCGTAGCAGAGGTCTGGGTAGGAGTTACCTGATTCTTGGTTATGACTTTACCGGGGTAGTCCATGTTTTACCTAGCGTGCGAGAGAGAATTTAAAGGGGAACTCGGCAAAGGCGGCGTAGATATAAGTTTCACCGTTAGTATTTCTATTTGAGGTGGTTCTTAGTTTGAATCCGTTACTTAAAATATCTACATCTGGAGCCGTATCTTCAGCGTTACTCAAGTTGGCAAAAAGAACTGGACTTGCGGCATTGTATGTTGCTCTTACCGTGTCCCAAATAAGCCAGTTTCCACCAGAAAACGATGAGCCTTTAATCATCACAAACTCAGGACGGAATCCTGTGTACACAAAAGGCCCGTCGCTCGAACCATTGCCCGTGTAACTTCCAAAGGCGCTATACCCTGCTACTGGTGCGAAGCAGTAGGCAACGTAAGTTTTGGTGTTTGCATTAGCCGCCTGCCCAACGGTTCCGACACTAAATACGGTTGATGTTGGCACGGTACTGTTCCACATAGATGCCAAAGCAATTTTTGCATCAGTACCTTGAAGTTGTAAGTATTCAGTTCCAGCCAAAGCATTGTGCCAAACAGGCCATATTGACCCAGCGTCAACCCTATTACGAACAATCACCATGCTAGGTGCAACACCTAATCCATGCCCAACCGTGGCGTTAGAGCCTGTGCCGGTGTAAGTAACAATCGAGAACCCGCTAGTCGTATTCGCCCTGACTGTGCTGGTTATAGTGCCAGAGGTGTTGGTAGCGTTAGAGCCGCCAGCGTTCCAGTTCCATGAAATAAAACTTTTTGCAGATGTGTTGTAACCAGCACCAGTTAAATCAAACCCATCTGATGCAAATGTAAACGCAGTTGTTGAAGTTTCTGCATCTGTTAAATTAGAAACAAGACGTAATGTGTTTCCTCTGATAGCGTCCCATAATCCATGATTTGTTGCGGCATCAGTTCTATTTTTAAGCCAAATAAAATCAGGCTGAAATCCTACGCCAGTAATAGATTGCGCTGAACCAGTGCCTGTATAAACCACCGCATTGAAATACTTCCCGGCCTGTGTAGTGCTAGTAGCACCGATGGTCGGCGTAGGCAGATTAGTTGTACACAATGCCTTAAAGCCAGAGGGGGCTGTGTAGGCAAAGGCACGTTGACCGAAGTTGACATCAAAAGACCCAGATGTTCCGTTTATACGGACAGCCATTGCAGGCGCATACGTTGCTGTAAGACTAGAAGCAAACGTACCTTGCGATGAATTATTTTTATAAAACACTAATGTTCCAGCGTCAGCATCAAATGCAACTCCAATTACATCACCATTAGTAAATGTTGCTCCGTAGGTTACAAATGAACCATTACTGTAAGATGAACCTGCTACTCCAGTATATGTATAAACACCAGCAGCCAAAGCAGAACTAGTGTTTGCGGTGTTGATTATGCCAATTCCGGGAAGCGCAGGACTTGTTGAGGTGATTGTTGCTTCCCAATACCATTTACCAGTTGTAGGAAGCGCAATCGTTCCACGCGCAATTTCTGCTGTAGTGTTTCCTTGCGAAGCGGTTAAGTTACCATTGCTGTACGTTATATTTGTAGTACCAGACTGTAACGGATTCAGCGTACAGTAATTCCCACGCACCTCACCACCAACACCTGTGTCTGTACCGTATGCCGTAGGCGAATCCACCATCGAGTCATTACCAGCGCCAGCGGTCACCGAGAAGTTGTTAGGTGTCCAGTTGTTGCCGTTGCCTGAGCTGTCCTTGCCTAGCGTTGTGCTGGTCGTGCCAGAGTTGTCTGAGAAGTTGAGGTAAAAGCCGTTAGTTCCGTATGTGCCTGTATAGGCCAATGGCTCCCATACGCCTGTCGTGGTGCTAGTTCTGCCAAAGGATGAGGGCGTTAGTTGCTGTCCGTCAATAAAGTAGACCTCAGCCATGTAACCGCCAAAATAATAGGAATTTCCAAGACCTGTTCCTACTTGAGTACCAATGCCAGTATTAAAACCACAATTGATAAATAAATCTGTATTTTGAGTAAAATCTACTGCGCCGTTAGTTGCTTGCAAAACACCATTTACGTAAATTTTTGCACGGTTTGAACCCGTTGCTTGAGTTGTATCAATTCCAACAACTACGTGATACCAAGCAGATGGATCTCGATATAAGGCAGCGGTTGGGTAGTACTGATATGTTCCATTGTTGTAATGAAAAACGTTTAAGTACTCGCCACCTTGAAACAAAATTCCAAACTGCTGGTTGGTACTACCACCGCCAGCAAAATTTATAGCCCCAAGTAAGTGTTGATCAGACGCAAGTAAACTACGTTTTACCCAAGCGGAAAATGTAAAGGTGCGGCGATTAGATGTTCCTAGAGTACGATTTAGGTAAGCCGTGTCCGCTGGGTTAAACCGCAGACCGCGACTAATCTGTTGGGTAGGTATCGTAAAAGGCCAATTACCGGCTGCTGTAGCCTGTAGCTGTTGCTCAGTAGTCCAAACACCAGTAGCTACCGTTGAGGTAGGCGCAGTTGGATTAGCGGTGATTACATTACCGGGATAGCCGTGGATTGGCATGGTACGTCCTTTAGTTCAGTTCTTCCCAACTTGCGGTAATTACCAAGTCGTTTGCCGTACCTGCAATTGCACCAATTGACTGGTTCTCTAACAGATAGAACGAGGTCGTCTTATCCGTGATAATCAACGTAGCATCAGCCGGTACTGAGATAGTAGAGGCCACAGCATAAGCCGTACCGCTACCCGCAGTTGCGTTTGAGTATACGTTAATTGTGATGTCCGCAGCCGAGGTTCCGTCTACGTTAGACGCTACAATTGAATTGATCTTGTAGACCTTGCCACTAGAAGCAGCATTGCTCACCAGCGAAGTTACCGAAGTTGAACTTAATGCCGTATTAGACGAATTGCCGTAAACGGCAGAGACGTTAATTAGATTTGGATTTGCCATTACTTACTCCTTAAATATTCAATTGCCTTGTTAAGCAGGGTTACATCGTCTTTAAAAGACCCCAAGGCCACATTGCAACCGTGGCACAGCAGTCCTCGTACTTTACCGGTTTCATGGTCGTGGTCAACGTGCAACCCACGCTTCGTCTTTGGTTCCTCACTACAGATAGAACATTTACCTTGTTGGGTCTCAAACATCTGCTTAAACTCATCCGCAGTAATACCATACTTATATGACTTAGATGCTTGACGATCCAGTTGAGGCTTTGCGTGCCAGCGAACAAGACACTGTTTTTTGCAGCATTCACGGCAATGCTTGTTTGTGCGCCGACCTTTTTTATCAACATAAAAATTAGCGATATTTGTTTCACCGCAGGCAGGGCATTTAGGGGGTTTCTGGATTGATTTACCGTGGTTAGCACGATAGAACGGATCAGCCCAGCGAGCCTTTGCATCATCGCTGTACTTTTTTCTACGCTCATCTGACCACAAATTATTCATTTAGAATCCAAAAATCAAAACCCAAAAATCATCGCAATAACGACGGCCTTACCTGTCGTTACACCAGCAGACGGAGTCGTAAACGACAACACACCGGAACCGTTAGTTTGAAGAACCTGCCCACTTGTACCGTCTGCATTTGGAAGAGTAAACGTCACGTTTGATGCAATAGAGGCCGCTGCCTGCAAGCCAGTGTAGTTAGTTCCGTTATCCGTGTCTTCGTAAAACCTGGCCGCACCACCCGCTGCAGACGTTCCAAAAATAGAAAAGACTGAGGAGCTCAAAGACACAAAGTCTGAGCCGTCCCAAAATGCAATCGTCTTGGTTCCTGTGGGGATTGTAATCCCTGTCGTAGCTGAACCCTTCAATACGATGGCAGCATCTGATCCGTTAACGACTACATAGACTTTGCTGCTGGATGGCGCTATAACATTTCGGCTTGTTCCAGGAGTCCCTGTAATAAGCAAAATAGCGTTTCGAGCCTGGTTCGATGCTCCGTCAGTGTCCGTCAAAGTCACGTTACCAGCAGTCACATCAATAGACGTTCCTCCGGCAACCGCTTGTTCTACAAGGGCCGTGATCTCGTCATTGACGACCGTGCCCCAGGTGCCTGATTCAGTACCCGTAACTGGCTGGGCAAGGCCAAGAAGGGAGGTGTAGTTAATCGTCATGTTGGTTCCTTTAAGCTGCTATTTGAGTCCATGTTGTGGATTGTGAATCATTAACGATCACCCAACCACCAGCTTGGGAATCGTTGACATTTTGCCAGTTTGGAGTCTGATTGTCATTAACTGTCGTCCAAATAGTGACTCGACCGACTGCGCCAATGCCCTGAACTCCCGTGACGTTGACGATAGCGGCTGATTGAACAGTGACAGTACCGACTGCTCCAGTGCCTTGAACCCCGGTGACTGGGACTGTAATCGGGATGCTGGCATAGGCCTGCCCAATAAACCCCGTTGCTGAAACGCCTGTGACATTGACCGTAGAATCTTGGACCACCGAAACGTTGCCAATTTGGCCAACGCCTTGAACGCCAGTAATTGGGACAACTGCAGAGCCTGTGATCGTGCTTTGGCCAATAGACCCAGTGGCTTGTACCCCGGTAAGTTGAACAACGGTTGCTGTTGTAACGGCAACATTACCGATGGCACCACTGGCCGCCACCCCGGTGACTGGGACGGTTGCGGTACCGGTTTGGGCTGTTTGTCCAATGAATCCTGTGGCTTGGACCCCGGTAACGGCGACGTTTGCCCCTGCGCTGGTGGTAACGGTCCCAATAGCACCGCTACCTGCGACTCCCGTGACGGTGATAAGGGCCGATCCAGTGGCGGTGACTGTTCCAACGATACCGACACCCTGGACCCCGGTGACGGGCACAACAGCGCTGCCGGTGACGGCAGTTTGACCAATGAATCCTGTCGCCGAGACTCCAGTAACAAGGACATCCACGGCTGCCGAGACGGTGACGTTGCCAACCGCTCCAGTTCCTGCCACCCCGTTAACGGGTACGACTGCAGTTCCGGTAACTTGGGCTTGCCCAATAAATCCTGTTGCGGATACCCCGGTAACCAGGACATCCACATTTGTGAAGACGGTAGCTTGACCAATTTGGCCAGTTGCCTGTACTCCAGTGACGTTGACAAGGGCGTTTTGCTGGGTTTGGACCGTGACAGTGCCAATAGCGCCGGTGCCTTCGACACCAGCGCTTCCTTCACCCCACGGAGTTTGACCCCAGGCACCATACCCCCACCCTTCTAGGTAGACATAAGTGACATCTTGACCCCAAGGAGTTTCGCCCCATGGGCCACCACCCCAACCGGAGTAGGTCGCCACCTAGTCATCCTTAGGCAATGCGAATTATCGCGCCAGTTGCCGTGGCTGCAGGAAACACAATCGTAAATGTGCCCGCAGTTGAGGTCTTAGCACCACCAAAGTTTAAAATCGCCACTGCGGGATTACCCGTAGCCGTGTCGTTATAAATCATGGCGCCATAAGCGGTAATTGTTGCCGTTGTAAATGACAAGTCAGCAAAGTCCGTTAAGGCCGTTGTGCCGCTTGACGTTGGTGTTACCTTGGTCAAAGTACCACCGCCAGCCGTGTACGAGCCTGAAGCGGATACTTCATTGGTCGTTGTATAGGCGGTTGTGGCAGCCGTAAACGAGGCATTGTTGTCATACAAGGCCAGTTTAAAGGTTTGGCCAGAGCCGGTTGAAAAGTTATGCACACCCTTAAGGATTTCGACCTTAAAAGAGGTGGGCATTACGGTTGTGGTAAAAGCCATTTAGACTCTCCTTAGTAAATTGGCGGCGTCTTGTTCCCCGCCCTGAACACAAATTTGGATGCAAGTGGCCCTTTCGGCCCGCTTGGCTTGTTTGAGATATTCAAAGACTGCTCTTTGAACGCGCTCCCGAAAGAACTTAGCCTGCTCACGAATGGCCGGAGGAGCGTTATCAGCCACACTAATAATTTTATCTGCGCAGAGTTCTGCTAGATCTTCGCACGAAAGGCCGCCAAAGTCACTGGTTTTGACGATTGGATCGGCCATCTTTCCCGAATGTAATTGAAACATATCAAGTCCTCAGGGCTTCTGGTGGCAACATTGGGTCATTGGTAGGCAAGGAATCCTTGACTTCCGAGTACTTTTTAGCCACAAAACGACCCCCTTCAAGCCCTACTACAAGGGGCTCAGCCAGCCGATGGTATCCATAAAGCTTGCTTTGTACCGGCTCATTGGTATCCAAAAGCGAAGAATCCTGGGCAATCCCCACCTTGATGCCACGAGAAATGGCTATGGACAGCAAGAACTCACAATTCGCCCGCCCTGCCTCGGCAAAATGGACATATCCTTTATACGAAAAATCGATGCCGTAAAGGTGGATTTCTGCCACTTTTGCTGCGATCGCAAAACCTATGGCGTACGCTACCGTGTTATTGAAGTATCCTGTTTGACAGGCATTCATGACCTCTTCCAAAGGAAACTCCACTAGCCCTGGACAGCGCTCATCGAGCTCACAGGTATAGATTGGCCCTTTGTGCTCTTTGAGCACTCTGGCCATAATCCCCGTTTGGGTCCCCGAATCGTCGCTGTCTAAAAAGCGACTTGCCGGATCCATCATAAAAACTCGGTCGTGGAATATCACTCCAGACATGGAGTTAATTGCCCAGACTTCGTCAAAATGGATTGAATGGGTTTTGGCCAAGATAAATTGGCCGTGGCTCTTTCCCATCGCCACTATTGCAATACGTTTTCCTTCAAGACTTGGAACATTGGTCATGGACCTGGACTTTCTGATTTCACATATATGCGAGCCATACCATCACGGTATTCGTCACGACGACGACGGCCTTGTTGCTCGATTCCAAGACCTTGAATTGCTTCTTTGTACGAATTATTAAAGTAAGCAATCATATCAGGAGGACCCTTGGTGTAGCTGTAAGCTTGGACCAAGCAGCCATAAAGTAGTGCCTCTGGAGCGTTAATACTTACCCAGGTTGTTGTGTTTGTAGAGGATAACTGAGCCGGTTTATAAATATAGCCAAGCTCTACAGCAAAAGAAGCGCTCGGTGTAGGGGCCACGTAGAATGTATTTTGATCCCATACCGAATAATATTTGGGGACACCTGTCACTGTTCCATCGGACCAATATTCTTTCATGAAAGAAGTGTCCCTGAACTCTAGGAAAATTTGATCTCCACCAGCAGAGGTCAGCATCATGTAACGATGGGTCAAAATATCGTTTGGAGCGGTCAGAAATTTATTGTTCGCAGTCAGGTTGCCAGTGACTTCTAACTTGAACACGTCCAAATCAATATCCCGAAGAATCCTGTTCTCCGTCATTAAAATAAACGTATTTATCACGGCATTGGTGAATACGTTAGCATCCACCTCGGTGTAATTGCGTATGTTGGTTACTAATTCATCATAGGTCATGACACATTTCCTATTGTGCTTGAGGCAGAAACGGAACCAGTATTTACAATCACCGAGTTGCCAGAGGCTTGAGCATCATTGACGTAGCCTGTTGCTCCGACCCCTGAAAGAGCGGTAGAAGACGAAGTGACGACCAAAACGTCTCCGATGTTTCCAACTCCCAAAACGTCTCCCTGTTCTGGGTAGGGCTGCATATTTGTTCCGCCATCAGCCGTTCCAATACTTTGAAAGGCAGAATCACCAGGAGAACCAACGTAAACAGTAACCGGTTCAACCCGATCTGGGCGAGGCTCATAAAGAGCAACGGCGTCACCGTTAAACTTAAGGGGCTCAAGCTGGGGTTCTTTTGGCTCGTAGTCTTCTGGGCAGACTTTGTATCCACGCCAGTTTTTGCGTAAAACGTTATATTCGTAACGCTGCCCGCAGTAATCGCAAAGCCCGTACGAGAATTTTCCGGTTGCGTATGCCACATCATACCCCCAGTTGAGGAACGAAGCTTATCCTAGCCGTTTCACGATCCTCTGCAGCCGCGCGAGCCCACTCTTCTTCGTAAATCTGCTTTAATCCTGCTGTTCTTTCAGACTTAAATTTAAGGGAAAGATAATAGGCAAGGCCCGCTGCTAAGCAGGGCAAAAATCTAAAGTTTACATCCGATGTATTGGTGTAATCGCCAGCATCTTGAATACGCCGAATTCTGTAATACCTAAACTGATATGGGCCACCACCGCCTCCTGGCGTTGGGTAGAAGAATACTTTTGGAGTATTTGTGCGTTCCACATAGTATTGAGCAGGTCTGGCTTGCGTGCTTTTGTCGGGGATGTCTAAGTATTCTGCTCGAGTTATCGGATCAATTGTGATATCGACAACTGGACTTTGAGAAAAGTCACGAATTACAGCAGTCAATACTTGGACCGTGTCCGTTGGCAAGTTAATAGAAGTAGTTCCAGTTAAAGTAACTGCTACTTCTTCGATGGTCCACAAATTTAATCCTCTATTTGCCCAATCCAAAAACATAAGATTGAGCGATCGACGAGCGGTCTTCAGGTGATGACCAGTGGTCATCTCCATCCCACAGCGCTCGTACGCTTCTTCGATCAGTTCATCGATCGGTAGATCAAATGTTGTGGTACCAGAAGTTGCCATTAAGCACAGCCGCCCTTATTGTAGCCCTTGGCCATTCCACCACCCATCATGCCCATTGCCATGCGCTTATGCTGATTTATGGCGCCGCCCTTAGACATCAGCACTGGGCCGCTTTTTTTACTGGGGGAAGAAATCATTTTGTTCTTGGGGCCCGACTCAACGCATCCGCCGCCCTTCGTTGCAATGCCCATTCCTTTTCCAGCCATGATTATTTCCCCTTTTTCATTGCACGGCCTTTTGCATCAGCCGAAGTTTTTTTCATGGCGCGGCCTGCTTTATCAGACATTCCGCCCTTTTTCATTTTTCCTACTCCATCTGCAGCAAATGCAGGAACCTTTTTGCCGCCTTTTTTGACCATCTTCATTTTGCTCATCATTCCGCCTTTCTTAGCTTCAATAGCCATACCCGACATGTTGTCTTTACGACCCGGAGAGGTAACAGATGATTTTTTATTCTCTTCTACCTCTTTAATAAGACCCTGCTCCATAAGTTTCTTTATTGCGCCTTTCATAGTTACTTCCCTTTCTTTGCCGTTTTGGCAGATTGCCTAAAAGCTTTTGCAGTAGGAGCGCCTTTAGTTCCTGGCTTACGCATCTTTTCACCAGAACCCAAAGCGATACGTTTTCTCTTAGCGTTGATATTGGCATAAAGACCGGGTTTTGCTGGCATGGCGCTACCTTCCTTGAAAAAAAGCGTACAAACCTATAAAAAAACTTGTCACCGCACTTGACGCTCCGGCCACCCACATCAGGGTTTTCCAGCCGCCTTTCGCTTCTGACAAGGTTACATTAATTGCTTCCAAAGATTTTTTGATATCACTCATATCGGCCATCATCTTATCCATATCGTCTTGGATATGACGAATCTCAACAGAATGAGTGGCTAGTTCCCGTTCCACGCTCATGTCAGCACTTCCATCGTTTTCTGGCTTGGCGAATACGGCTGTTTGGATCTTTTGCCGCCTCTGGAAATTTCTTCATTTGGCCAGCAGAACGAGCACAATACGACTTGCGTCGTGTTGCTCGTTTACCGGTGGGGTTATCTTCAGTTACAGCCGTTTGTAGTTTGCTTCCAGGGTTGGCCTTGCGATACGCTGCAACGCCTTTTTTAGTCATGCCCGCGCCCTGTTTAGTCGGGCGAAAATTGCCCGACTTTACAGAAGTCTTGATGCCCATACCCTTGGAGGCCATTACGCAGCAGCTCCACCGTAGAAGAACAACGTGACGCTAGTTACGTTTGCATCTGCAAACTCAATAAAAACTCCCTCATCAAACAAAACCCCCATATCAGGGAAAATAATGTCGTATGCGCCAGCGGCGGCGGGAGTTTTAATATCTACAAGCGTCGTTGCAGCGGTTGTAGCCCCATTTTTTAGCTGAAAAGACGATGCTGTGCTGCCGCAAGTGTAGTAAATAGCCGCTACACGAGTGCGCCCAGCAATTGCGTCATCATCTGCGGCCTTTGTAACCGCAAGTAGATTGCTATAGCTCATTAGAGCCTCCTAGTTAGGAGAGGTTGTTGTTCTGGATATAAAGAACAGTCACCGTCGCCGCACCAGTTGTACCGTTTCCGTTTTGGGCAGCAAAGTCAACCAAAACTTGCAGGTCAATTGTTCCAACGTTCGTGGCTTCTGTGTCCAAAGTTCCACGAGTGGTTCCTAGTGACTTAACGCTAGTGCTGGGGATGAATGCGTCAGCATCAGCAGAGGTTCCAACCACAACAGCGGCTGTACCGGTGTCGTTGTTGACGACCGTGACGTTCAGGATAACGTCAACAATCTGTGAATTTGCAGGGACCGTTGCTACAACCTGGTTATTTGAAGTTGCGCCGATGATGTCAATCACAGCGGATTGAGCCATCAGAACATAACCTACGTTTGCTACATCGGTGCCAACCGTCGTGCCGGTTGTGTCTTTGATTGTGCCAGCCCTAACTGGGCCGGAAAAGGTAGTCGTTGCCATTTTGTCCTCGTGTAGTAGCACATTCTCGTATCTTCTCTACTAAGTCTGCTAGGTCAGTAGATACGAGCAAAATCCTAGTCCTATAAGAATACAGCAAAAGGGGGGTTTTGCAACCCCCCTCTTTTATTACAACATCAACCCGGTGAACCGAAGATACCGCGCGGATCCGAGAATCCGAACGAATAACGCTCACGGGCCTTGTAACGAACGTTACCAGTGTCGAAGTCGCCTTCAAAACCAGTTTTGATCGCTACACGCTGGAACATCTTCATGCCGTTAGGGGCGTCGGTTTTGATAAACCAGGCGTCCGGATCGGTCAGGAAGTGGTTAACTGTGTAACCCTGGGGGATCATGCCCATGTTCTTGATGGCATTGATGTCGTTATCAGCAGTACCAACGCGGAGCGTGGACTTCATGATACGGTCAGCCGTGAACTGGAGTTCCTTAGGGATAATCAGTTTCAAACCTTGGATCGCGATCTTCAGGCCGCGCTCATCTGTGAACGCTGCGATGTCGATCAAAGCCTGCTCCAGTGAGGTCTCAGACAAATCGGCAGGTGTTGTCAATTCGTTTTTGAGATCTGCACCGGTTAGGGTGGGGTGATCCGTTGCACAGAGGGGCTTGCCGTCACCACCGATTGAGGTAGTAAACGCACCGTTTAGAACGGCAGCAGCCTTGATCTGCTTGGTTTGAGCCATAGAACGGGCCAAAGAGCGGGTATAACGAGCAGACAGACGATCGTAGAGGTTGTCCTCAACGGCTTCTTCCGTCAGCGCGAATGCCAGCGCAATGGTTTCGTGGGTGTAACGAGCTGCATAGACTTCTTGCGCGTTGTCATAAGCAACACCAGCGCCTTCAGACTTCACAGGAGCATTACCAAAGCCAGAGAGCATTACCTCTTCTTCAAACGCGCGGTCAGAAGTCTCTACGTCGTAGATTTCTGCGTGCTCGTTCTCGTAATTGGAATACTCCAAGCCAAACAGAGCGTTAAGACCGGGCTCAAGCTCTCGTACTAGTTGCGAACGTGAAATAGCCATGATTAAACTCCTGCAGTGCCCGTGCCACCTTTGTAGAGGTGGTTATTCGGGATAACGATGAGATTAGCGTAAGCAGCAGTAACATCATTGTCTTCTGCGTCTTCATACACGCCAACAACTTTCCACGGATACGTAGCGTTACCAGTAGCGGGAACACCAACTTGCTGACCGGACTGGCCAGTGGTTGAACTACCTGCTACAGCGGTATCCAAATCAGCATTACGGCCAACGCAAGTAGCAGCAGCAATGCCGGAGCACTGTACTACAAACTGAGCGTTAGGATCGTCGTTGACAAGGGCTACAATACCATCCTGAACAATGCTGCCGGGATAGTAGTTTTTCCAGGTGGGTTTGCCGGTCGTGGGATCCACGTAGTAGCAGCCCTGGAATACACCGACAATTGCTGCGCCGGTGGTTGCGATTGCTAAATATCCTCCAGACAATTTTACAGAATCGCCTTGATACAGGGCGGTACCGTAGTTGTTGGAGATCTTGTACTGCGTTAGACCTTGGTTATCGTAGTTACTGCCGACTTTGCCGACAGGACGAAAACCAAAAGGCTTATTAACGTTAGCCATTTGAATCTTCCTTAAAAAGTTTAGTCTTCGGCCTTACGAGGGCCACCAAAGGTAATCCTTGACTGCCGTTCTGGCTTGACTACACGCATGGTGTCGTGAGCGTTACTTTTCATCAAGTCATTGTCAACAGCCTGAATCTGATCACTAGTCCGCTGTTCGTAGTACTCTCTACGCTCCTGCGCAGTCTCTTCTGGGATTCTGGCCAGCAACATGTCGCCAACGCCAATGACGCCAGCGTGTACGCCGTTTGTAATCGAGGGAACGATGAAGTCTGGGTGTTCTTCAGCTCGAACCAGTTCATACCCCTCGCGGAGTTTGCCTGCAACGTTCTTGCTGTCATCTACACCAGAAGCTTCTTTACGAATCCAACGATGCTCATATCCAGGAGGTGCGGGAGGCGCATCTAAGTCAGAAGGACGTATCCATGCCTTGCGACGCTCCGTTTTTTGACGGGTTGCAGCCGCACGAGTAGTTCTATCGATTTTCACTTGCTCAGTCATGTTTATCTCCTTACGTACTTAGCGTACTCTTCCAGGGGGACACCTATTTTCCTTGCAATGGCCACTTCACTAGGTGTTAGTTTGATGGTCCTGCGCCCGTTCGGACTCACGGAAGTACCGCGAGTTGCAGGTGCGACACCGGGGGCGATATTGCGGGTGGTGTCTACCTGAGCCTTTTTAAACTTGTGCGGAAACTCCTTACGGATTCTCCGATTTAACTCATCATAGTATTCATCACTTGACAAGTCAAATCCTTCTTCTTGTAATTGTGAATGAACACCAAAGGCTGCGTGGGTCATAACCGTGTCGCTCCCAAACCATTCATTATCCTCGGCCCAACGTTCCGCCTTTTCATCTGGGCGGGGGGCTGGAGCGGGCTGCTGGTACTGGGGTTGCGGAGCATACTGCTGGACAGGGGCTTGCTGTGGGGTTCTTTGCCGTTGTGCCGTGGCCTGAGTCAGCTTTTCTTGCTGAATCATAAGCTGGGATAAAAGCTTTTGGGCCTCTACCACACCTTTTCCGTCTCCACGCTCAACTGCGTCTTGCAGGTTTGCCTCAGCAATAGCTAGCTGAGAGTCCACCCGGCCCTTATATTCATGCAAATAGCCGTCGTCAAGCGTCTGAACCCGACTTTGGGCAGCTTGAAGATTGGCCTGGATTTGCTTGGCATACTCTAAAGCGGCTTGTTCCCGACGCTCTGCTTCACGCAGTTTGGCGGTCATTTTCTCAATACGCTTCTTGACCTTGGCGCTGTATTCCTCGTGATCTTGGTTGTCATCGGCTTTTTTTGCCGGTTTCTCCTCGACCACAGCAGCGGCTTCAGGCTCCTTTATTTCCGCTTTTCCGTCTTCTGAGATCTCAATCTCGGCGCCCTGTTCGCCTTCGCCCAGATTGAATTCCAATTGGTCATCCCCTGATGGGACTTGGACCTGTTCTATTTCTTCGTTTTCAGGCATGGTAGTTTCTCCTTAAACCATGTGTACTAGGTCTTCGGGGTCGGCAATAGTTGCCAAAACCTCGTCGTCGTTGAGTATCCGAATCTCTCCGCCATCTATACCAATGCGAGCACCGGCATATCGGCCAAAGACAATCCAGTCACCTTTCTTGCACCACGGTCCGTTCGGGAACTTCTCCGTATCGCCATAGGCTAGTTCGCCCACAGAGACAACGTACCCACAGACAGTGGCTAGGTTTTGCCTATCTACAACCTGTTCGGCCAAAACGATACCGCTCTTGGTCTTTTTGGGTGGACGGAAAGGTAAAACAACAATGCGCCAACCAGTAGGCTTGGGTATCCGGTCGATTACGCTCTGGTCCATGTTCTCTGGACGCAGACTTTCTTCTTCCTTTACTTCCACCTCCTGCTGTGCAGCACGTTCCTCGGCCCACTTTTTCTGCAGTGCAGTCATTTCTTCTGCCATCTAATTTCTCCATTATTGCGTGGCATCCACCACGAGGTTAGGGTTAATACTTAGTCGCTTTCTACTTTCGTCAGTATTTTCATCATCTCGTCTTCTACGAGTTGCAGGGCCTTGACATGGCCTACCTGCTCTCGGTAGTGCTCCATGTCCTTTATGCCGCCGTAAATCATTTGCTCGCCGATCTCGTGTTTACGAGATCGGATGAGTTTTAATAACTTCTCAAAGGCCTGTTCCATTAAGTGATCTTGCATCCCTTAGTTTTGCGGGCGGCTCCCTGACCACGGACGCTTACTATCCCGCCAGCTTTGTATGTCCCCACGCCAGGATTTCCCTCTTCGGCCTCGTACGCGCGGGCCTCTGCGGGAACCTCTTCCATCATCTTTCGACCCATTTTATATTCATCACGGGCAGTTTTTGCCGAGGTTGTAGAAATACGGGAAAGCATGTCCTTTTCCCCCTGCATGCCTTGGATGGTCTTTTTACGGGCCATTCCTATTTTTTGGCGTTCTTTCGGTGTTGGTTTGCGATACATAGGCATTTTTTGCTCCTAATAGATTTTGGTTGGCACTTTGGCGTCTTTGCGCATTACCTCGCGCACGGGCCCGAGAACCCCGCCTTTACTCATTTTCTTGGACTTTCCAGCCTTAGACAGGGCAATAGCAACGGCCTGTTTGACCGCCTTTTTCTTACTGGCGGGTTTGCTGGTGCCGATGGACCCAGACTTTTTGTACTTACTGACCATCTCGGAAATGTTTCCGCTGATGGTCTTTTGGCTACTGCCTTTCTTGAGCGGCATTTTGTCTCTCCGTTTGTTCTAGGCGCATCATAGCAATATCTGCCTTTGTACCGGCAATATCTTCGTTTGACGCAATCCGTTGTTGATCGATAGCAGTCTTTTGTTGCAGAGCCTGCGCGTTTTGCGCAATCTTCTGTTGTTCATTCTGTACCCGGGCCTGGTCAACCTGAGCCCGCTGGGCCAGTTCCTTCTCCTTCAACTGTACTAACGGATCAGGCGCTCCCTCTCCAGACAGTTGCTGAGACAGTTGGCGAAGCTCGCTCATCCCTTGAGCCACCAGCATGGCAACCATGGCTTCCTTCTGCATGTCAGAAACTACGGCCTTATTCTCTGGGCCGTACTCAGCAAAGATCTGGGCCTCTACCTGCTCCTCGGCCTTAATCCGGACGTGCTCAAGAATGTGCTTGGTCAGCGTAGTTGCCGCCATCGGGTTTCCTTGGACAATCGGGCTCATGCCCTGCAACATGTGGCTCACAATATGAGCGTCATGCTGCTGCCCAGCAAATGCCTTTAATTTCTTGCCGTCAATGGCTTCTGCGTTTTCCGTAGCCGGATCTTTCGGCCGTGGTTCTTGGCTATCGTCATAATTCAAGATCATGTCGATGTCCCGTGCTCCAAGGGCCTCGTACATACGGCGGTAGGCCTCATACATATTGTGCATCTGCGGTGCAGACTGGGCCAACTGCAACTGGGTCTGGGCCATCATGATCCGCTGGGCGCTCGAGTAGATATTGGGGTCAGCCACGGGCAGCACATCCACCCGGCTGTCAAAGTCTTCCCGGAAAATCTTCCTATTGCCACCCGGCACGTCAAATGGATACTCGTCTGGCAGATACTTGGCAAAGCACTTTGCCATCAACTCAAACTCAAGCTTTTGCGCATAGTGCAGCCGCTTGTGGATGCCCGACATAACATTGGCACCCTTTTCTAACAATGCCATTGTTGTACCAACTGCGGCCTGTTGGTTACCGTCCCCAACCTGCATGTCAGCAATGCTGGCTAATCTGCGACCACTGTCAATACAGAACCCCATCAGGGTATAGAGCGTCTGACTTGGCTCCTTGTACGGCAGGGGTAGCAGCGAGCTCGATAGCTCCGCCCCACCCGCATCAATGTCTCGCCACTCACCTGGCTGCAACGGCTGATCATCGTCCGCGATCCGCAGACCACGAGCCTTAAATCCCGCTGGGAGGTTTGACAGCGTTCCAGCATCCAGCAATTGACGCAGCGCAGAAGTGGCCGCCTTATTCAGGTTGCCAATCAGGTGTACCAGACCATAGCCCATGCATCCCGGGCCCGGTAAGAACATGTAATGCACGTAATACTGCTCCGGGCAGCACGTTTCATCGTCCTCGTTCCAGTTACGGTAGATAGACAGAACCTTGCCGCTGTCCTTATCCAGAGTGATGATGTAAGGCTTTTTGATCCCGTTCTTGTCCTCGAACCCTGGGATGTCCATGAGGATATGCGCTTCCAAGAGCGTATATTCCTCGTCCATGTACCCCGGGGTTTGGCCAGATACTCGGTCTTCCGCTTGGGTTATTGGTGTCTCACGGGGAGTGACTGGTGCCTCACCCAAATCAATATCTAAGTACGTGCCATTGACCTGGTTCTTACGAAGGTCGTTGGCGGACATCGGGACAACCTGGATGCAACGCTCGTTTTCCCAAGGATTGCTCGACCCATGATAAGGCATGACAAAGTTGTCAGGCAAAATAAATGGGGACACGCAACGGTTCTTATTCTTGTCGAAATAAACTTTTTTGAAGGCCGACCCACCATAGCCCACGTACCAGAGCATCTGGTCGAAGTCTGGCGTGTACTCTTTCATGACCGTGGTGATCTCGTAGTTCATAAACGTCTTGACCCGATCGGCCTGCTGCTCACGTTTACGGTTGCTCGTGCCAATCACCTGCGTGCGCACGGGCCCGCCCGAGGGCATGAGTTCTTTCATGGCCTGCGCTGAGAACTGCGTAATGGCTTCTGTCAGTAAAGGCACCGTAACGCCAGAGGCCCCACGGAAGGGCTTGGTGCGTACTTCGTACTGGAACCCCAGGTTCTTCAATCCCTCAGAGTAGGTTCTCTCCCACTCTTCTCTAGAGGCAATGTCCGAGTCGAACAGCTCAAGGATCTCGGCGCCAATGTCCGTCAAATCGCTTTGGTCAATCTTTTCAGCCAAGTTCTGATAGTGCTTGGTCTCGACTTCTTCCTCTTCCTCTTCGCCAACGCTTATTGTTGCGCCACCGTCTTCGTCGATCTCAACGCTAATCATCTCTTCTTCTGGCAACACCTCTTCTTCAATCTCCACATCCACTTCCTCACCCATGGGCAAGTCAGAAGCGGTTAGAGCTTTTTCGATGTTGTTCAATGTATTTTTCTTGGCCATTACTGTGCCCGATCATATAAAGGTTTATCTACCATGCCACCCTTGGCAAAGCCTTCTGGGGCATCGATATAACGTAATTCTCTAGAAACTTCAAACGGTAAATCTGCGGGTTGAGTCCTGTTAATGAGTGCCTTCAACTGCGGAAGATAATCATTTGGCACAACGTTTCCAGATAATGGGCCATTTCCCTGTGCTTGACGCATTGAGAAGGTACCGGATTTTAGTCCTTTTACCATTTCTACATTAGTTACGGGTAGGTTTTGTTTGTTATACAACACGTAAAGTTCTACATCTCCACTTTCTAATGACTTTCGGCCATTACCAAAGGGCCCATAGGTACCCTGTTTTGCATAGCCTTTAATAGAATTATCCATCATAGCAGATTGCAAAATTGTCGCATCTGGATCAGTAACTTTTCTCCAAGAAAAACCCTCTGGAAGAGCTAAAAAATTTTCCGTACCAAACAAAGTTAATTTTGAATCTATTGGTTTGTTCTTTTTTACTGCTTCTGTAAGTTGTTCTGCTTGAGCCTCCAAAGTTTTTTCTTTAACAGCAAGTCTGGTTGCTCTCGTAACAAACGTAGCAAAATTAATATCCTTAAGTTCTTGGGTACTCATTTTGCCTGCTTGTTTTGCTAATAGATCTATGTCGTAACCAAATAACTCTGGGTAGTTAGTGTTCAAATCCATAAGAGGTTGATTGCGTTTAACGGCCTCTAACTCATTAGGAGATAACCTCTGGGATTGATAAGCCGCATAAGTAGAAGGATACGTAGCTAGCTCTTCTGGAGTTACTGTTTCCGCATTTATATTTATTATTTTTTTAATTTTTGGTTCTAGCACTACAGAAAAATACTCTGGATTTTCTTTTATCCGATCTCTTACGTCTTTCGGTTCTTTGTTAGTTAGCTTACGGAGAAGATCGTCTGGAATTAACTCTGGAGAGGATTTAAATTGATACAGCATGCCCTGCTCAATGTTCTGACGAAGTTCTTGGTTTATGTCATAGGCAGTCCCTGTACGCTCTTTAGGTAATAAGAGTTTTTGTTCTAGGCCTAACATTTCGTCATACCGTTGTTCAAAATCTCGTAATGCGCTAATGTCACCTTTACGTGCGTTTTCCAATAAATATTTTGGAAACACTTTATCCATGTCTTCTGGCAATTTAATACGGCCAGACAACAATTCTTGCTTCAATTCATCATCAACGCTACCAGCACGCTTTTTATAAAAGTCAGCGGCTTTTTTAGTAAACATTTCCATGGCTGCCACAGCTTTTTCAGGATCCCCTTCAGCGTACCGCTCTGCCTTTTCCGCAGTACGACTAAGCATTTGCGTCAGTCGAGACTGTGGGTTTTCCACGAATGTGCCACCTGGCATACGAGAAATAGCAGGTGTGCCCAACTTCATAATGCCCTGAGGCTCCGCCATGGCCTGATATATCTGCTCTGTCGTGATCTCGGGTTTGCCGGTAATCGCACGCACCGCGCCCGTACCCAATGTCTCTGCGCCCTTTTCAATCGCCGCGATACCTTTTGGAATCTGCCTTGCCACCGCAGCAGGGTTCACGAAGCCCATGCCAATACGAGTGGCAGTTTCTGCAGCTGAGCCCGTGGGCGCCTGGGCAATCCCAGCCTGCCGAGCTTTCTCAATCAGGTACTCACTGCCACCCACAGGTTTCTCGACGTTGTACCCAAACGGCCTCATCGCCATCGTGGCAATGTCCACCGGAGCACCCGCTAAGTCATACGGCAGATACTGCGCCCCGCGAACGATATCCCGCCCAATATTCTGAAACACCTGACCCGCTGGCTTTTGGTCCGTGGGCAGTGTTCCAACCGTCATCTGCTCTGCCATCTGGTTATAGTCTACTTCGCCACCGTCAGCAAACATCTTAGGCATTCTCGGCACAGCACGCTGTTTGGGCTGGGCAGGCTCTTCTTGCTGCAACACAAACTGGAACGGATCGGCACTTTTTGCCTGTGCGAACTGTTGCAATATCTTCCCGCCCGCAGGCTTTGCCGCACCGCCACCATCTTCCATCATCTCGGTCAACATCTCGTTGACCTTGCTCATGGTCACACCCTCAGGGTCCGTGTCAGCCAGATAATTCAACGCCAACGCAGACGTGTAACTGCTCGGCAAGTCGCCAGGATTAAACGCCGACGCCACCCGCGCACCTATCTGCTTTGGTCCTTGGGCCGTGGTCCGTGGAGCCTGTTTCTGTGTTGAAGCTTGTCTAGTAGTCGCACCACCACCCAGTACCGACAACCACTTCTGCTGATACTTGTCCGCAGTCAAGCCCTGATTGGCTCTTATGGCATCCTCAGTCATCCGACCCTCGGGGTTGCCCGTATACCACACCAGCGGAACCTTTGCCACATCACCACCAGCGCGATTCAAGATGTCGCGAACAGCAAACGCGGCCACCGCGTCTTGGACCTCAGGAGGAGCGTCCTTGGCCCTCGCGTACTCCGTGCCCAAACCAGATTTCTTTGTCGAAGCCTGCCACGTACTGTCAATAAACTGATACGCACCAGAAGCAGATGACCCCTTGGCCTGTGCGCCATAGTCATTGCTAGACTCTACCTGCCTAATGGTAGATAGAATCTGATTAATGTCAGGGCTACTCTGTTGTGCCATACTTAATAGTACTCATAGGATTGGGGGCCCACCGATTCCTCAATGAAGTCACTGGGCAACTGCAGAAAGTTCCCCTGTCTAAACCGTATTACCGCCTGAACCGTTGAATCTGTCAAGTCGTCATTTGCTCCATAAGGAAATTCCGCCATTTCCTCAACAAGGTCCTCGGCCCACGGTTCGTCAGGCGCCCACACGAATCCCGCCTCAAAAACCGGCGACACAGAGTTCGCTCTGCTGATTTTATCCGTACCAGATCTTCGCCCACCAGGCGAGTAGTTTACAACAGGAATGCCCGTTCGTCTCAATTCCTGTGTCAATGGCATACCAGACGCTTTCGCTTCAATCAACACGCAGTCCGGGTCCCAGAATTTGTACAAATTCATCGCCTCACGCTTTAACTCTGGAAAATCCCACCGACCTTTCTTCGCATCCAGCAAAATCAGGTTGTCTTCCTCACCCTCAATGGGCTCAAACACACCCCAAGTCGTAATTGCAGAAAAATCCGCCGATTCTTTCTTGGAATACGCCGTGTCATAGCTCTGGATCACGTACTTGAGCTTCGGAATATTGTCGTGGGGCCAAACTTTCCACCACTCCCGCTTAAAAATCGCCCCTTCCTCGGCAGTAGGGTTCTGCATCCACTGCGCATTCCAGTTTGAGACCGGCAAAGCGGCCTTGACACGCAGTAAATCGTCCACTTTCCAAAATTCTGGCCAACAAGGCTTGCCAGACGGCATGATTGCCGGGAATTCAATGACCTCCCACTTGTCAGACATGGGGTTTTTGGCCTGGTCCACTAATACCCGACCAGTTAAGTCAACCTTGGACCACCGGGTCATCACAATTAGGATGCGACCACCCGGCTGGAGACGCTGACGAGGGCCTGCCGTGTACCAATCGTAGCAATTTTCCATCGCCGTCTCCGACAATGCGTCTTGTTCCGAGTGCGGATCGTCAATGACCAAGAAATCCGCACCCCGACCGGTCATTGCACCCCCTACACCAGCGGCAAAATATTCCCCACCCTTGTTCGTCTCCCACCGACCGGCTGCTTTTGAGTCCGCCGCAAGCAAAACTTCAGGGAAAATCTGCTTGTACTCTTCCGAATCCATCAGATTTCGCACCTTACGGCCAAACCTCTGGGCTAACTCGCCCGTGTGCGTAGCCTGAATGATCTTGGAGTCCGGTTTTTGGCCCATTAACCAGGCGAGAAACAGATAAGAAGTGAGCTCTGACTTACCATGACGCGGTGCAATATTAATAACTACACGTTTTAGGTCGCCATGGACCAAGTCCTGGAACTTCTTGGCCATGATCTTATGGTGTTCGCCGCAAATGAAGCTGGGCCACACGTACCTGACGAACGCCAGAAAGTCATTCCTAGCACCTTCTCGCGCTTCTATCTGTGCAAGCCGCAACTCCAGCTTTAGGATCTCTTCGTCCGGAGCCTCTTGTTTCACGTGAAACAATGTACTTTCCCTTTCTGCGTGTGTGGTGGCACGTAATGGCCGCAAGCATACGCTAAGTTTTGAAATTTGCAAAAAATTTTTTAGGAAATCGGTTTCTAGAACAAGGGGGTGGGTTTTAAGTGGTTAAGTTTTGATCACTTGGCTGGCTGCCAGAAACTGGGCCTAAAGGGCGAAGTCTGGTTGATGGGGTGGAAAGAGGAATGGAGCGAAGCGGAAGACGAGGAGAGGAGTGATAACTGTCAGGGACTCCGAAGGTATAAGCGGGCCCGCCCACCCCCGCCATCCTCCAAGGGAATAGATTTTACAAATAGGCTATGCCTATAACTTTTCACTTTTACTTATATACAAAGAATTGGACAGTGGATAGTGGGCTGAGGTATGGCACTGCGTGCCAGTGTTTGTTATCTGATTACAAACAAAAAAGCCCTGATGCTCACGCATCAGGGCCCAGGCCGCGAGGCCTCAGGAGTTAATCGATAAAGTTTAGTTTGTTAAGTTGCAATTGCAGATCTATCTGCAGATCTACTAATTCCTCGAGTCTAGACTCGAGGGCCGATAGTGTCCGCATATCTCCGGCCATATCTGCGCCGCGCATATGATCATCGATCTCCTGAAGTTGGCGATCGATAGCGTCGATCTGCATTTCGAGATCGGCGGCCTGATCCATGCGCTCGAGCTCATCGAGCGAGTACAGATCCTCAGGACAGGTGACATTGGGGTTTGATGTTGTGCGATAAAGTGCCATGTTAATCTCCGATTAAAAAAGGTGATTCCAGAGTGCTTCGTGGACAAAGCATCCGTCATCATTGAGCAGATCTAATTCGTCATCGGTCAGTGGCTCGCCGTTGTCGTGTTCTGCATAGCAGATAAAGGCATCGCAAAAATCGGGATAGTCTGAGTGATCTATTCCGTCAAACTCGATATTGTGATATTGCATTTCATTCTCCTGTATTGACTGGGCGGCGGGTGCCGCCCAGTGCATTAATTATACATCAAGCAAAATGATATGTGTAGATATTCGGGATCCAATCAACGCGGACAGCGACTTGTTCTATCGTCATACTGGGCTCGACTGATTCACCCTCCTGATTAGTGCCAAGCACTAAGGCCTTCCCGGCCAGTGGCGTAGGATAATCACCGATCAAGAAAAATTCTTGATCCTTGCCATTAATCAGGCCTTCATCATCAACAAATACTGTGTCGCCAAATTCGTTGAAATCGGCGCAAGTAAATGTGTCGCACTCGATAAGTTTGTAGATCTCGTTATAGTCCCCTGAATACTCCACCATGGATATGGTCTTGGTAAACGGATCGATTAGGTATGCTTTCATTTCATTCTCCTGTATGTCCGGCGGCGGAGTGCCGCCGGTCCCCTAATTATACCCTAAGCAGACTTGCGTGCAATATGTTTTTTAGGTGTAAAGGTGCCCAATAATATCGCGCCTTCTACCTGTGGAGCATAGTGCCGGATCTCATAATTACTGTCCCAGGCACCTGGGACCAGGAACAGGGAATAAATGTAGCCCTCGTCTTCCATGATCTCGATTACATCGGGCAGTGTGCGGTTATCGGTAGCGGTTACCCAAGTGGCCACACTTGATGCAAAAAAGTGAAATTCTTTCATAAATTCTCTCCCAACCAAATAGCCTGAGCTTCAGCAACAAGCCCTAAGCATTCTTCAGCCGCTGGGCTGTTTTGGCTCAATAGTTCTCGGTAAAGCTTTGCAAATAATTCATCGATTGTCATGCTTCTTTCTCCAGTATTAAAAGCAGGGCGGCGGGTGCCGCCCTGTTCTTGAATTATACCACTAATGCATCAGCCGCTTCCCATAATTGCGCATTAATCCGCGCATCATCGCCAACCGATCGCAACACGCGGGTGCTTGATTGGCGGCGCGAGCGGTTCAGGTTAACTCCGCCTTTAATTACATTCTCTTGAATGCGGTTCAAGGTATTCCACAGGCTATCCCCTGCGTCCTCAAAACGGCGAGTGAGTAAAAGCGAATTATGGTCAAGGCCTGTGGGCCGATCCTTGCCCCAACGCAATTGCACTGCGGTCTCGGCTAGTTGGCCCTGCTCGAGCGGCGATAAGATCCGATCCATGAATCGCTGAATTCTTTCCTCGATGTGATCAATGTTGCCCATGAACCCGATCGAGCGATCGCCCACAATTTGGGCGGCATTCGAGCGGTGCGCAACGGACACTTGGCCCATGACATTGTCGCTGATGATCATACCGTTACAGCACACCATGCGGAAAATTCCGGCCCACAATTTAAACCCGCTTGAGCCGTCGTGAGAATTCATTAAGACCACTTCGGGCAATGACTGCTTGGCGATCGTTGGCGCGTACTGAGGGCGGAACCGGATCAGGTGCTTGGCGAATGCGCGGTTCTCGATATCGCGCGATAAGGTCTGACCCGCGAATACTGGCACAAGGCCGCGGCCTTGTAATTCCTCCACAACATTAACCGTGGGGACAAAGCCATAACGCGAAGACACTTTACTAGCGGGCTCTTCCGCGAAAATCGAAGGCGCGATATTGCGCAGTTGATCAAGGGAAAAACCGCTTTCACTACGGGCTTGAGTGTATCTTGCCATTTTTAATTCTCCTGTATGAATGCGCCACCGATTAGTGACGCTGGAATAATTAGAACATTATTCCAGCATCCTGTCAAGCAAATAAATTATTCCGGCCGCAATAAATACGGCAATCATGCCGCCCGCCCAATATCGCCCGCCACATGGTGCCGGAGCATGGATCCCGGCGGCAAGCTTTTTGCAAATTGCACCAGGGCTTCCGCATCATTCGCCGCGCCGCTTTTGCGCGTGCCATGCCATTGAATGGCCGTAGGTCCTTGAGCCGCGTAGCATCCGCCTTTATCGCACGTGCCAACTTTCTTGGCCCCCGTACCATGGGCCACGAATACAACAATATAGTCCCGGTCGCCACGCGCACATAATGGTTTACCGTTTCCGCATTGCATGCACGTGAAATTATCGGCTAGCTCTGCCGGACATTGAATAAATTTAACGCCACGATATTCATGGCCACCGGACCAGTCGGTTCCAAGCGGAGCTGCCACCACAGCGGGCCGCCCTTTATTGTGCGCTTCTACTGCCGCGTCCATATCGTCGCAGCTTGCATTAATTATTGTGCGGTTAGCTTCGGGCATCGGCAATTGATCTGCCGGGAAATGCGAATAAGTCCACGCCACGCCATTACGCGGAACAGCATTTAATAGCGCGTTCAAATAGTCATGGTCGATTTTATCGGCGCCCGTATCCGGAGCCGGATTTAATCCGCAAGTCTTCGGGCACGTGCCATAAGTTTCGTGGACCCCGGCCCGATAAGTTACAGCAATCGGCCCCGTCTTTTTATTACTGGACACAGCAACGGTTTTTAACATGGTGAACCCCTGTATTTAAGTATGAACCGCCACTATAGCACACTTGTTTAGAAAATACACTTAATACTTGACCAAAAACTAGTGGTCAATAATTGACCAGCTGCCCGCGCGGGCGCGGGCACGCCATTTTAGAACCACGCACCATGGCCCACGAGCCAAAAAGAGCCAAAACTTTTCCCCTTTTCAAGGCAAAAAGACCACTTGCCTAGTTTCTTTGCCTCCTGTATGTCGTTTTATTTAACCGCCAAATCGTCTTAAAACCCCTGCTAATCTTGAGTAAATCAATTAATTGGACTGGTCAAAAATTGACCACCAACAACTTCCGAATCTTCCACCCAAAAAGAATAAGTTTTTTTGCATAATGGGCACTTGCCGCGCTCGTAAGTTAAACCATCCTCAGCCACAAAAAAGTCGGTCACTACTCGCGTGCCATGGGTTGGGCAGGTCGGCATATCGTCCGGGCCTAAGGTGTAGATAGTCATGATTTCCATTCCTCCACAGGTTGGGTTGAACAAGTCAGCCAAGCACTACACTCAGTCACTCCGCCATAGACCGGGTAAGCCGTCACAGTTAATTCCCCATCATCGTCCCAAATGTTCACGTCCCATTCGTCCGTAAAATACTTAAGCCCCAAATAATCGGGCAAGTCTATCCTTGTAATTTCATCCCAAGAATCTTGGCCCATCGGGTGATCCTCCGGATTTATACTGCGTCCCTGTTTCGCCAGTTCGGCAAGAATGGCTTTAACTACGGGCTCGGTGTCCCACTCAAAAAACGCGCTCATTAGTCCATCCTTTCTGCGCCGTTATAGGCGGCCTCTAAATCCTCTTCGATCCATGCCATCGCGGTACAGACCTCGTTCCAAAACTCGTCATTGTGCTGTGTGCCTTCGGGGTGATGATCCCGCCAACCCTCTAGCATCCCCCATACCATTTCTAACTGCGATTTAAAGTCATTGCGTGTCATTTTTCATCCCCTATCTTGTATACCTCGGTATCTATGTCTGCCGCCCACACACCAAGATTTTTCACCTGATTGTCGGGGTTATCCATGTTGGCAGTTATGGTGTAGAAATTGCGGTCATCATCGGTAATCATGCATAACGCATCGTACTGATTCTCTGCCTCCACCTCTAACTCAACCCGGTAATACTGCACCACACAATATTTTTTCATTTTCTGCTCCCCAAAAAGATTGATGCAAGTAGATATATCGCGCCTGCCAAAGACAACAGCGCAAGGGAATCGCCCAATAATCGGAATACCTCAATCATTTTTCACTTCCTTTCTTCTGTATGAGCCACAAGTATTGTGTATTTTCTACACCTTGTCAAGTGCTTTCTTCAAGAAAGTTTCGACCCCTTCCCAATCCCATGGATAAGATTGTTCTAAGACTGGCGGGACAAAGATGCCCATCTTCGCCACCTCGTAAGATTGCCACGCCGGATAAATTAATAGCTTAGCCTTACGCCCCTTGTCGTACTGCACAAACAGCCAAACAGGACAGCCTTTATGCCGGGAGTGAAAAGCCACCTGATGAGGGCTGACCTTCACTTTCCCCTTCGCATCGGCGACCTTCAGCTCGACCAAATGAAACGCATCATTTAAAGCGATAATACAATCCGGGATGCCAAGATTCACCCAAGATTCAACGCGGGTTATCTTCGACCCCGTCATCCCCTTCTTCATCTTCTGATAAAAGCTCGCTTCCGGCTTCTTCGTCATTTAAAAACTCCTCTGTATGGTCTGCTTTCTTTTCCATCTCAATCGATTCTGTGATCTGCACGTCCACGACTTCCGGACTGCCCTGATAAAGCTTTCTTAGTGCTTCCAATTTCTTCTGCACTTCTTCTTTGCTCATAGAATCAATTGAGCCATGCCGGATCTCTTTGCGGTCAATATAAATTGTGCCCAAAGCTTGGCCTCGTCTATATTCCGCTTGTACTGCCGCCGCCCATGCCCCGGACTCAATAGCCTTATCCCGGATGTACTGCAAATCCTTCATGTGCCTCTCGAATGTCGTGCCGTACTTCGCATTTAATTCAGCCTGCCGCTTTTGGATGGCTTGGACGACATGAGGGTTTTTCTCCGGGTTGGTTAATTCTGATCCTGCTTTTCGGCACATTGATTCCGGATATCCCGCTTCCCGGGCCGCCTCAGTCAAAGTTATCGTCCCATTGGCTCCGGCATAGATCTCAACAAACTTGGCCTCCCGGGGTTTGAGCGGCTTACGCTTTCCGGTAAATGGGGCTCCTCCGTAAGTAACTATTCGAGCGATTGCTTTCGGATTCCTAATCTTAGGCACATCGCTGATTGCAAGCGGCTTTGTAGACTTCTTCTGCCCTTTTTTGTTGCTCATCTGACTTCCTTCCTATTTCTTCGCCTCTGCGCTTCATTATTTCCAAACGCTCTGCCATGTTGGTCTTAGAACAACCCCGCTGAGCAAACCTGTTTTCCAACATCTCGTCTTTCGATCTTTCTACCTTCTCCACCACCTTGGCCAACAGACTAAACACCAGCATCCATACTCCCTTCGTTTTCCGGTTTATCAAAATGTTTGGGGCAAAGCATCCATGTCGGGACCCCGGAGTACTTGCTCAGGCTCTCCACATGGACATACGGGACCACGCCTCGGTCCTTCCAATTCCAAACTGCTTGGGGCGACACCGCACAGAACGTTGCGATCGCGTCTTGCGACCCAAAAGCGATCAAAAGCATCTCCACGGGGTTGTCTGGCAGTTGGTCATAGACCTCTGGTACGACTTTCATAACCATAATTTTCTCCTTTCCGTGTATTTTATACACCCTTTGTGTAATTTGTCAACAGGAAATGCCCCAAAACAGGTCAAAAAGCCTAAAAAACACAGAAACCCCTATATAGTTTTCTCCACAGAAATTTTTTCACTACACAAGATTTAAACAAAAAACCGGACGTAGGGCTCGTAGAGTTGTTTCTGTACAACAGTATATAGGGTAAGATTACGTCTAGAGTTAAAGTATTACTTTAACGTAATCCTTAGTGTAATGCTAATTATCTATATAAATCAATTACTTAGAGCTAAGATTACGTCAATTACGTCTAAAATGGCTTTAAAAAAAGTGTGTAGTGAAAAAATTTCTATGGCAGAACACTATAGTAGCTTTCGTGGTCCGTGGTCCGCGACACTTGATCCCCCACCGAGTTACTTGTCATACCGATGATGAGTAACTTTCCGTGGTCCACGGTCCCTTTCGGACCTTTTTGGTACCTTTTGGTCCAACTTAACCGTCATACGCATGATGATTAACTTTCCTTGGTCCATGGTCCGAGGTACGATTGCCTTGTGGGGGCGCCCTTTTTCGACGATTGGGGTTATCCAAGTCCCCCACACCCATCTAACGAGGAATGCCATGCCGTACAAGGATCCTGAGACCCGAAAGATCAAGAACCGCGAGTACGGTAAGAAGTACTATGAGAACAATAAGCGTGTGATTCAGGACGCGGTCAATGCCTTGCGCAGAAAGAACCGCGCCAAGTGGTTAGAGTACAAGAGCACGCTTGTTTGCTCCCGGTGTGGTGCATCGCACCCGGCGATCATTGACTTTCACCACCCCACGCGGGATGGGAGCAAGAAAGATGTCAATCGGCTGGTGATGGACAATTGTTTTGCGCAGGCGTACGAGGAGGTAAAGCGTTGTGAGGTCTTGTGTGCCAACTGTCACCGGATAGAGCATTTTAACGAGCATCAGGCCATCCGGGCGTACAACCGTAGCATGCGCAAAGAAGACCCCGAGGACGACCTGGAGCAACGCCAGGAATACCTAAAGCCATGACAACGATCGCCGCCAGGTTCTCAACGCTCGAGATTGCCGCCGACTCCCAAGTCAGTGGGGATGACATCAAGTACTTTGTGGAGAAGCTCCGTAGGGGCCGGGAATCGATCTACGGGGCGGCTGGCGATTGGAAAGATATCTTGGGGGCGTTTAGCATGCTGGAGAACCCCAAAGACGGCGACGAGTTGGATGACGACTGCGACATCGAGATGTTGGAGCTTCGGCGGGACGGGATTTGGGTCTACGAGAACACTTTGATCCCTGCGAGGATCAAAAACGACTTTTATGCGATCGGGACGGGGTCAGGGTACGCCATAGCGGCCTTACACTTGGGCAAGAGCCCCAAGGAGGCCATAGAGATTGCGTCCCTCTACGACCCCCTTACGGGCGGTCCTATCGACTGTATGTCCTTGGAGCCTTTACACCCGGCCCCAAGGCGCAAGAAAAAGCTAGCCTAAATTTTTCCGGTTGATGCGGTAAAGGTCCGAGGTCACTGCATCGGTCTTATCGATCACTCCTTTGACCATCCCATGGGCAAGGTACAGTAAGGAAATGGCGCGGGCGTTATCGGTAAGGTCTACGCAGTCATCCAAAGCACAATCCATCAGGTGCTGGATATTGGTGAGAGTGTTGACCACTTCATCAAGCTCGGTGGCCGTTTCGAAAAGGCTGGGCAGTGGTCCTTGGTCCTTGTCCCACTTTGCGACGAGCTGGGCCAGCTGCGTAAGTTTCTCCTTCTTGACCGCACTTTTTTGCGTACTCTTTACCGTACGGGATAGGGGCTTACCTTTCGCCTTCTTAACCGCACTCTTTTGAGTACTCTTTACCGTACGGGAAAGGGGCTTACCTTTCGCCTTCTTGATCGTCTTCTTTGCAGGCTTTTTAATCATGACAGCACCTCAAAGTTCGTAACGTTAAAACGTCCGTACGTTGGGCGGAAGTCTCCAACGCCCACGAGGCGGCCTGCCGTATTCAGTACGTCTTGAAAAAGGTGGGGGTCGATATACTCAGGGGTGAGTATTTGAAACTGTAGATCCACTTCCCATCCGATGCGCATGGCAGGTCGGGTTCTATTGACTCCGGCTCGCTGTACTGTGACCCGACGAGTGTCAAGGTAGTCCCACTCATCGCTACCAAGTGACGCCAACTGAGTAAGCGATACGACCCCGGCTTTGAACAGATCCATCGCGGATTTACGAGGGGAGCGGGGGTCTTGTTTAAACTTCGCAGCATGGATAATGGATTGCCTAAAATACTCTCCCGGGATACAGAGCTCATTTTTCTCATTCCTCCACACATAGGACTCGATGTCATCGGTCTTCTTGGCAGCCGAGTTCTTGGCGGCCTTGGACTTCGCATCGACTGACTCGCAGTTCCAGCGGTGGAACAACAGATCCGCCGCGCCTTGAGCCCGCACTGCTACAGCATAAGGGAAACCCTGTTCAATGGCGCTCTTACCACCATTGGTTACATCACTAACGACTTTCAAATTGGACTTAGCCATTCTACTTTCTCCTATATTAAAAACCCCTTACGGGGAACCGTACCACACCCGACCCGACCGGACCTAACCCTGCCCCACCAGTCCGGACCGCGCCGTGCCTTACCGCATAAAACCCATAAGGGTTTCTTAATGAAGCCTAACCGAACCTAACCTCGCCACGCCATGCCAAACGCGGCCAAGCCCCATTAAAAAACCCTCACCATACCAAACCACGTCTCACCATACCCAGCCTAGCACCTACCGAACCCAACCTTGCCGAACCGTATCGCGCCTAGCCTAACCGCACCTAACCACGCCGAACCGCGCCTTACCGAACCCCGCCTCGCCTGACCATACCTTGTCTTGGCATGCCATACCTCAAACTATTTGTGGCCCAAAGCAATCATCGCCAAGCCTACGTTGCCCAGCATGTAACCGAAATACGTGACCGCCATCCATGGCTGTCCATCGCGGTAAAACAAAAGCATCACCACCGCATACTGCACACCGATAAAGGCAATTAACCACGCAGGAACTGTCATTGTGTTGTGAACCCATCTACTGTGCCAATCGCGGAGACCGCGAGGCTTAATAAAAACGGAGAGACTTGTTCTCCGAACGTAATCGTATCAATTTGGTCCGCATCCTCAGGTGTCACCGGGGCGCCGAGAAACACAAGCACTTTGCCGTTCTCAAGCGTAATGTAGACAAGCTGAATCTTCTCATCAGGTTTGCGGCCCAAGAGCGCCTGTAAGCCTTCGCCGAAAGTCACCAGCTCGCCTTGTCGCTGCATTCTTTGATGATGTCCGCCACAGTCTTTAACTGTGGTTGAGGGGGCAGTTTAAAGTCATCATTCTTAATCCCGAGGTCCAAGGACAGTGCTTCGTTTTGACTGCGCAGACGCTGGCAGTTCTTGTAAGCACTGCTCAAGTCAGTCTCCATGTGTTGGATATGATCCATGAGAACGCGAATAACACTACGCCAACCTTCTTGGTTGATGTCGTGGCCCTTGGTCCATGCTTCGGCAAGCTTTTTGGCTTGATCATAAGTCATGTGTTGTTCCCTTCACTTTTTAGTCTTATCCTGCCACTTTTTGCTTTGTTCGCCAACCCATAGTGCGGCACACGCTAATTCCATGGACTCGCTTGGTGGGTTTATGTTCAAGGCGTTCCTACACCCGTCTTCTAGCCCGTTCTTATATCCTATGTTCCACCCAACCCATAGAAAAAATACTATCAAGGCGAAAAGGGCAAACAATTTCATAACCGATTATTCCCACGATTATTAGCGCAAGGCCATGCCTGCTTCAAAGCCAGGTTGATCAAGGACTCTGCGGTTTTATGGCGAGTCGAGGGATTGTTATCCAAGTACCTCTTGACCATGTCGGACACTTGACCGGCAGTTACATTATCAGGCGAACAGAACGTGACGCTGACGTACACGTCAAACACTCCTTGAATAAAACCCAAGGCTTGCATCTTGTCGCCAAAGTCACCGGTCATTTTGCTATGAAGGCTGTTGCCGCTCATAAACTCAGCACTCGCCATGCATGGGACAAACAATAAACTTGCGATTAATTTTTTCATGCTTTCTCCTTTATTTTTGCTAATGTTCCGTGGGCCTTGTTCCGTAGTTCAATACACAAATCGTGTCGTTCTTTCAAAGTGGTGTCGCTAGGATCTTCGACTGCATTGACCCATTTTAAATAGAGCTCGACCACTTCGACAAGCTCTTTATTAAGTCGCTCAAGGCGCTCGAACTCCGGGGTGGAGTGCGTGTAGCCTGTGATCCTAAAGGGAGACATGCTTTCCTTTTTGGTAGAGGATGAGGTCTTGGAGCGCGTCGGAGATTTCGAGTCCTGTTTGCCCGAAGTC